GCTGGATACAATGTGAGATTTGATATTGATTTTTTGCACAACTTTTTCAAAAAACAAAATGACAAATATTTTGGATCATGGTTTAATTGGAGAGCTATTGATCCCCTTTCTATTTTGTATTGGTTTAGCTACATGGGCCGGATCGATTTAGAAAATTACAAACTTGAGACTGTGTGTAAGCACTATGGTATAAAAATAGATGCACATGACGCTTTAAGTGATGTAAAAGCAACACGCAAGATTATTCAAAGATTAAGAAAAGAATTGTTGAAAGGAGGTGAAAAATAAATGAAAAGAACAAAAGGTATTTTAGCGGGTCTTTTAGTAACCATTTTGGCTGTTGGCGTTGTTTATGCTGCTTGGACGGTATTTAATAAAACAGATAATACTACAGTTCAAGAGCCACTTGAAGTGGATTGGGTTACCACAATGGTTCCAGCGGAAACATTTCCTAACCAAGAATATGAGTCTAGGATTAAGATTCATAATGTAAATGCAGTCGGTAATGGCGACCAAGAAGTCGGTGTCGTTGCCACTAGGTCAGATGGTCTTGTTCGCAAGAACATTTGTTGGGATATTTCTGGTGATGGAAAAAATCCTTGGTGTGGTTGGAAGTTTGGAGAGAAGATGACTTTTCCTTTAGCCAAAAACGGAAATGTTGAGGTTTGGGCTATTGTTGAAGTTCCTTCTGATGCTGCACCAGTAGATGAATGGGTTACTTTTGAAGTAACTAGGGAATAGTTTCTATCCTCAGCTCTTCTCTTCGGAGGGCTGGGATATGGGAATTAACCTATAATGATAAGGAGTTTATAATGGGAGCAATAGATTTGGAAAAGTTTACGGAAGAAAAAACAGCGGTTCTACCCATGATTTCAGGGTGGGGCAAATATAAAGGAAGAATTGTGGGAAGGAAACTAGCATCTCCTCCATTCTTTGAAGATGGTTGGTATAAATTCCAACTAGGAAATACTATTAAATATAAAGGAAAACCCACTCCTCTTGAAATAGAGGAAGCACTTGAAAAAGTTAAGAAATATAGGGGCTTGGCACTTGGAGAAGAAATTGTGCCTTGGAACTTTGAAAATTTGTTTCGCAAGGGACAGGGTGAAACCATTAAAGTTCATTTCTTAGATCAACCAGCTTGGGAGATAGTTAAATTTGTAGAGTGGGAAGATGGAAGATTTTATTCGGTCGGAGTGGACTATTCAGCCGACCGTAGCACATTAAATCAAGTGAAGGAAGCTTTTGAGAAAGAAAAAGAGATTGGTGAGATTAAGGGAATTACACCTGAAATCCGCTACTATTTCTTACTTCTTTCTCTTCAGCGACAAAGCTTCCGGCAGTTTAAAGAGCTGGAAAAATTAAAATTGTCACAAGCAGAGAGAGAAAAAAGGATTGAGGAATTTAGGAAAACCTTTGCGGGGCGGCTGCAGCACTCAATTAAACAAGCTGGGGGGAAATTAGTAAGATTTACCCAGAGAGGAACAGATAAATTTACAGTCGTATGGAAAATTGGAAAACAAACTATTAAATCAATAATTAAAAACGATATGAGAATTTATGACGCAGGATTTTGTTTAAGCAATGAAAGAAAACAAACCATGGGCTCTTTGGCGGTATTAGCACGGACATTTCAAAAAGAAGAAGGAAGTTTATATATTACAAGAGAATGAAAGGAGGTAAAAATGCCTAGGGGTAAGCCTCGAAATCTGGCCGAAAGAAAAAAAAGACATAAAGCAAAATATGGATCTCTTAAAAATTTTCCTAAACGGAGAAAAGGAAGGGGGTGAAAAATGTTTAAAAGATTAATAAAAACGATTAAGTGGTTATTGAATAACCCACCAATAGGTATAATAGATGGAGCACCAGAAGGCACAGTTTGTGATTACTGTGGGACTAGCAATTACCTTTGGAATGACATTGATGGTTGCACGATTTGTCATAGATGTAAGAAAAAAGCATTTGATAAGGTACTAGGCAAACCAAAAAAAAAGGAAGGGGGTGAAAATGTTAAACCGCGAACTTAAAAACCATAAGTGGATTTACAAAAATAATATCATAACCTCTTTTAATAAAGGAACTAAAAACTGGTTTCGTTATGATTGGGTTCGCTTTAAATCCTTCATCCGGTTTGGAATCAGCGCCTTTGATAGACGGAGAATTGAGGACAATCAAGCCCTGAGAGAACGAGTCCGGCAACTAAGAACAAAAATCAAAGAGTTGAGAAACACAAACAGAGAGTTGAAAAAAGCGACGAGGCAAATGAAGAAATTAGAAAAGCGAGTTAAAAGATTGGAGAAAAAGTGAAAAGAAGCAAATATTGGGACACAATGGTTGCTATTTTAGATGGGCAATTCTCCAAGGGAGAATGTAAAGAAAGGGGAAGAGCCTTGGTGATGCTTGCTTTTATTGAAATGATGTTGAAAGGAATTAAATTTGGCGAAGACGGAACTCCCATAAAGAAAAAAGAGGAAGGATAAATGAAAAATTTTATTAGAGAAACAGGTGCGATTCTTTCATCCAGCAAAGATATTTTGCATTGGGTGGTCGGATCGAGTACATCTGTAACATTTCCAGCAGGGCTGATTTGGAGGCTGCATACAAGATGGCCGGGGATTGTGTGGGGATTAACTCATATTCACCCGCCAGGGCTTATGGAAATGTCCCATGATGATGAAACGATGTTTAAGGCATGGGTGATTGCATTTTCACCCTTTCCGATAAGATTCATCATTGTCACAGAACTTCCTAATGGACAGTTCACGGAAATCACTTTCTTGGGCCAGTTGGAATCAAAGGAAGATTGGATTAAAAGAGGAAAAAAGGGGGCGCGGGAATTGACAATTGAGGTTGAGAGCAAAAAAGAAGTAAATCCAGAGAAAGGATATTTAAACTTATTGCGGAGAAAAAGTTATGCTTAGTAAAGTTTTCGCAGGAGGAAGTGTTTGTGGTCAAAAACCATCTATCGAACATGGGGTTTTTCTTTTATATCATGGAACTTCACGAAGGAATATAAAAAAAATTCTAAAAGAAGGATTAAAATCTCCGTGCTATTTTACGAGGAATCTTGAATTTGCTAAACAATTTGGGCAGGCTGTTTTAGTAATAAAGAAAAGAGTAAATTACTTTACTGACATGGGAAATGATGAAATATCTTTTGGGGAAGACATAAAACCATCAAGAATAATAAGGGTTCTTTATCATAAAGAAAAACCAAAATATCACAATAGAGAAGACTATGATTTTCCAAATTGGTGGATAAATGAAAAAAAAGACTAAGAAAAAAGTAATCATTTTAGGGGCAGGTGCATTGGGTAGCAATTTGCTTGCCTCTCTTTTGCCGGATGCAAGAGAGATAGCAGAGTTCACGATTTTGGACTTTGATATAGTGGCACAGAGAAATTTGAACATTCAGTTCTTCCTACGAGAACAGGTAGGCATGAAGAAAACTGAGACCTTGCAATACAATTTATATCGGTGGATAGGCAGAAAGGTGGAGATTATCACCGAAAAGCTAACAAAAGAAAATGCACCTCAATTGCTCAAAGACTTTGATTTAATCATTGATACCTTCGACAATAAACAAGCACGGCAAATAGTTCAAGACTTTGCCATTAAAAATAAGGTTGATTGTCTCCACTGTGGCTTCTCCGAATTGATGACTTTTGAAGTGTGTTGGGCGGAGAATTATACTGTACCTGATGATAGCCTCTCCGACTTTGACGTATGCGAGGCAGATGGTGCGGCTTCATTTATTCGATTAGCCTCTGCTACAGGAGCAAATGCCGCCCTTGCTTTTCTATTACGGGGAGAAAAAAGAGGATTTGTCGGCAATAGCTTTTCCGTAAGAGAGGTTATTTAGGGGATTGACAAATGATGCAAAGTAGTATATATTATAACAAAGGATTTTATGCAAGCTAGGGATTGGAACAGAGAAACCGCAAAAGAAGTCACGCAAGGGAAAAGAGCCCAACCAGCTAGGAAGTGGTCTCAAGTTCTTATTGGTGAAATTCTACAAGAACTCAACGACGAAGGCCTCTACATCTCCCGCCCCACTATTCTTCGGCTCGAAAGACAAGGATTATTTAGAATGAGACGAACCCTTGGTAATTGGAGAGTGGCAACGAGAGGGGAGGCCGAGGCGATCAAGAAATTGATTTGGATAAACTATGTCGGCATGGGCAGAGAAGATTATTTGAAAATGGAGGAAGAAGAAAAAAAGGAAAGGGAAAAGGAGAAATAATGGCCTCTCGCTCATTAAATCTCGTCATGCTAATCGGCAATGTGGTAGCAGATGTGGAGTTGAAAAGAACCACCAACAATACTCCTTTCTGTAGTGTTGTTGTTGCTACGAACAGGGAATGGACTCTTGCTTCCGGTGAAAAGAAAGAAGAAGTCCAGTTTCACAGGATTATCGCTTGGAGTAAGTTGGCGGAAATCTTCGGCCAATTTCTCAAGAAAGGGAAAATGGTCTTCATAGAAGGAAGACTTCAAACAAGAAAATACACCGATTCTGATGGTCAAGAAAGAGTGAGCACCGAAATTGTTGCCGAGAATATGATTTTGCTTGGTAGTCCTAGGGAAGAAAGGGAAGAGAATGAAGAGCCGAAAAAGAGGAAAGAAAATGAAAAGAAACCTTAAAGATCTTCCTCATGGGAGAATTATTGGGAGTGGGACCTCTGGGGTATCCATAACTTCTGGTCCTATTTATAATCCTGGATCCGTAGCAAAAGAATCTTCCTTGCGATCGAGAAAAGCCACCTTGTCTTGGAACATTGACGAAGTAAAGGTTTTCCTCAAGGACTTCCTGCCAAAGTCAAATGTTGTTCCTTTTCTTTGGGGACCGCCGGGAATAGGAAAATCAGATTCCGTTACACAGGTGGCGAAAGAACTCGGATGGAAAGTGATTGATTTGAGGCTCTCCCAACTTAATCCTGTAGACTTGCGCGGCTTGCCGATTGTCGACAGGAAAAAGAATCTTGCGCGGTGGATTCCTCCCGAATTTCTTCCCAATGGCAATGCTAGGGGCATTTTGTTTCTTGACGAAATCAACAACGCTTCTCTCTCAGTCCAAGCAGCTGCTTTTGAATTGATTTTGGACAAAAGACTCGGTAGTTATAACTTCCCCAAAAGGTGGCGAATGGTAGCAGCAGGCAATAGGGAGGGCGAATCAACCACGGTTTACCGACTCCCTGCACCGCTTGCAAACAGATTCATTCACATTGAAGTCAAGCCTAGTGTTGAAGTGTGGAAAAGGTGGGCAAAGAAAAACGGAGTTGATAAAAGAATAATTGAATTTCTTATGGCAAGGCCGCGCTTCTTGTTCCGAATGCCGAGAGGGAAACAAAAGATTTTCCCCAGTCCTAGATCGTGGACTTTTGCGTCTGACTTAATTAAAGGGAAAAATAAAAAGGCCATTGTTGAAAGGTTGCTTTCAACGGCAATCGGCCCTTCAGTCGCCCATGAATTTGCAGTGGTGACTTTCAATGACGAGCTTGTTTCCGTTAAAACCATTATGAGGAAAATCAAAAAAGGTGAATCTTTCAAACTCCCTAAAGATCCCTCCATCCGGACAAGCATCATTGAGTGGGCGAGCAAAACACAATTGCCATTCGGTTCTCTCAAGAGATTGGAAAACCAAATGAGCGAAGAAGAAAAAATGATGGTATCAGCAACCGAAGAAGAGAATGAATAAAAAGCTTTCAAAAGCCATTAAGGAGCTAGAAAAAGAAGAACCTTTCTTTATTGACTTATTGGACAACTTGGAACTTGTTGAGAAAAAAGAGGCGGGGACTATGGGAACAGATGGTACTCACCTCTTCTACAATCCGGCTTGGCTTGAAAAGATATCCGCAGAAGAAACAAAAGGAGTTTTGATTCATGAAATCTTGCATTGTGTTTTCCTTCATCTTTACCGCAAAAAGAAAAAAGAACACTTGAAGTGGAATATTGCCACGGATCTCGCCATCAACCCCTTGATTAAAGTAGATTATGGTTATCAGCTTCCCAAAGGAGTGTTGTTAAAGAGAAAATATTATGGGTTGTCGGCGGAAACAATTTATGACATGTTGCCGAAGAGCAAAAGAAAACAACAGGGATGGGGCAACCACAAGTATTGGAAAAACCAACAGAAGAAGGGACAGGGTGGGCTTCTTGAAAAGATAAAAGAGAAACTTCAGGGAAAGAAAAAAACACAGGGAAAGCCAAAGAAATCAAAAAAGGAATGGGAAAAAAATATCAAAGACGCCCTGAACAGACATAGAGGAGATTTGCCGGATACTCTCTTGCGCAAACTTGAAGAATTTATCTTCATTCCCGAAACAAATTGGAAGGATTTGCTCAAATATTATCTCTCGGCGTCAGACAAAGACTACACCTTTTCTGTGCGGGACAGGAGATTTTTGGAGAGCGACTTCATTCTACCCGGCACTTACAGCCAAGACGATTTGAAAGATGTGGTAGTCGCCTATGATAGCTCGGGAAGCATTCAACCTCAAACTCTTACTAAGTTTTATGAAGAATTCAAATCTTTGCTCGAAGCCTTTCCCAATCTGAATGGCTATTATATTGTTTGTGACGCCAAGGTTCAAGATTTCGGCAGAATCGAGAAGACAGAGACTTTGCCGAGATTTATTGGGGGAGGTGGGACTGACCATTCACCGGTATTCGAAGAAGTCAAAAAAAGAGGATTGAATCCTAAACTTTTAATTGCTTTTACGGACCTTGAAACATTATTCCCCGAGCAAGAACCGGATTATCCCGTGCTGTGGTTGGTGCCTTGCGAGGCTGGATATGATTATGAGGTAGAAGTACCCTTCGGAGATGTGGTGAAAATTTGGAAGCCATGAAGCAAACAATAACACTTAAACAACTAAATGAATTGAGTGAGAAGGGCCATAGACGATTAAAGGAATGGATTGAAAAAGTCGGCTACTATATGGTCTGGGACACAGATGTTGGGAAGTATGGTTTTATGTATGGGACAGACCCCCTCCTCTCCATCGGTCAGATGATAGAGTTTTTAGGTGAAAATCTGGGTAAAATTGAAATAAAGAACCATCCACTTTATAGAGTTTTGGGTGGCTATAGCACCAAGGATGAAAAGGGTGAACCAATAGTTAAATTATTTGAGGTTGAAAAAAAAGAGCTCGTAGATGCTCTCTGGCAACCAGTAAAGGAAAAATTAGAGAAATGAAACAACACCAAGAACAAAAAAACACCTCAAAAGATAACACTGAGGCTATAGTTATTTAGAAAATCTGTTTTCTTTCTCTTACTTATTTTTTGAGTTAATTCTTTTCCTCATTTCAACACCACAAACCAAAACTAAGTTGGCAAGCCCCAATGCGACTCGACCATCAAGTTTTCCTAAAAGAGGAGAAGCAAGGTCGGATAAAAGATAAGACACAATTAAATACGAAGAGACTTTTAATTCGTGAGGCAAAGTGCTCCAAAATCGCTGAAATACTTCTTTTATTTTATTCATTATTTTTCACCTCCCTTCTCGAAAATCCCGAAAATTTTTTCTAAACGTATTTGCAACCATTCTAAAGTTTTTTCTAAGCGCATTTGTAACAATGTAATAATAGTAATTTCTTTTTTCGTTTTATACACTTCAATAGTTGCTTTTTGAGCCAAATTCTCTATCCGAAGTGCTTCTAATTCTTTTTTTTCTTTAATTTTTAAGGCTACCAAAGCCATTAGTGCCTCTTTAAGGGGTTTCTGTTGGGGAAGAGCAGTAAGGATAGTACCCAATTCCTTAAAGAATGCAGAAACATTGTTCTGGTAAGCCTTAAACTCTTTTTTAATCGTTGTCTCTCCGTCTTCCTTTTCAATAAGAGCTTGAACATGCCCTTCTATATCTTGCATTTTGGCGGGGCACTCTGAACCAAGCTTTTCGGATAATCGCTGAATAAATTTATCATAACTTTCCCTTTCTGCTTTTTCTTTTTCATATTTTCGTCTCCAGTCTTCACCAATTTCTTTATGTTTTTCGACTTCTTTTAAAGCCCCTTGATATAAATCCCAGTTTTCATCTCTCTCTCTCCTAACTTTGTCTAAAACCTCTTGTGAACTTTCGACTTTCTTTGGTCTTAGCCAGCCCAAAACATTAGTGTATCTCCATGATTGAATATGAGCATTTGTTCCTAAAGGATTGTTTTGTTCAAAACACATAAAAGAATTAGTTGTCCCGCCACTTAAAGCAATCGCAATATGCCCAGCGATATTTGATGATGTTTTGTTCCAAACTACGATATCCCCATCTTGAGGAATGGCATTGGGAGTGTTAGGGATTAAATCGAAGTATTCCTTAGTCAAATCAATTGGATTAGTATAGGCCTGATAAGCATAGAGGTGTTGAATGGTGGCCTTGGGAAAACCTAAGCAAAAAGCCCAATTATAAACCAAATCCATACATTGATACAAGGCTTTTTTGTAAGAAACCTCTACAAATTGTCCATTCAGATTATCAACAAACTGGTTGAATTTATCTTTCATTGCTTTAGCTTTGTCATTATACAACAACTATTCAATCATTCCTAATTTCCTCAAATAGTCAAGCCTTTTCTGGACTAATTCCAAGTAAACTCTTTGACCGTTCCATTGGATGATTGCTTCATTGAGAGCTTCTTGGGGTTCCATTCCTTTTTTCCTGTTAACTCGATAATAGGTGCTGATCGCCTCGTCAGCAAATTCGAAAGAAGGCATGAATTGCCGTCGTTCTTCGCTGGGGATATACAACCCGTGAGCGCCTTGTCCTGGCTTGGTGAAAACTTCGCTGATTTGAAAAGGACCCACGTCGCCATATTGTCTTTTCATAGCACCGATATCAGTCCCGAATGAACTTTCCTGCCCGAAAATGCCAGCTAAAGCACTAGCCAATCCATGGACAGGTTCTTTTCCTACCTCCCCTGCCCTTCTTTCTTCGGCTGATTGAGCAAGAGGCATGATGGTGGCCGCTCCTTTTTCTGGTGTCGGGAAACCCAAAAAAGGTGTTCCCGGAGAAACAGCGGGAGCAGGACGAGCAGGAGGAGTAGGAGTGGGAGTAACTGTGGGAGTTGGTTGCCCGACTTCTCTCCACCCCCCTCTCTTCATGTGTTCTACGGCTTCTTCCATGGACATTCGAGTTGGAGTAGGTGTCGGAGTTTCTTTTCTCCCAGTAAATTCAGGCGGAGCCAAGGGACTAATTAGCTCTGGTTGTATAAATTTCTGAAAAGCTTGCCAAGCCTGTGATAAAGCACTTCCCCAATTTTTCATATTGATAGTTTCCTCACGCCGAGTCCAGGTTTGACGGCCGGCAACCTCAAAGAGTATGCCCCTTTGGGAGATGGTAGCCCTCTTATTTTTATTCCTGTTGGTGCTTTAAGCTTCAAACCGCCGATTTCTTCGGCGACATCAACAATCCCCGGGATTTTTATTGCTGTACGCTCTACCCATTTGGGCATTTTCCCGGCTGCCGTCAATAACTTCTGAGACACTTTTATTTTCTTGGATTTTCCTCTAATTGTCAAGGGAAGTTTTGTTCTCAATCCCAATGCCCCAAGATACTGATTGATTTCTTTACTTGTCCAATCGCTATCCGGTTTGGACAAAAGAGCTTTCTCAATCTGCTCGGGCGAAAAACCCTGTTTGTATAGTTGATAAATAATTCTGATTCTGTCAGCGACTCTTGCTTGTTCGGCAAGATCAGGTTCTTCAGTAATAGCGGCTTCCGGTTCGAGAATTTCGGGTTCTTCTTCTACCCCCTTCACTTTTTTAGAAATGAAGTCAAGGATTTGTTTTATCATTCCAGGAGGCTTGGGAAATCCTTCTTCCTCTATAATCAAGTTGATTTCTTTTTTGACGTTAGCGCTCAAAAGTCCTTGTCTATGTAATTGTCCCAGATATGTCTCTCTCTCTTGGCTAGTTTTCATATCTGTTAGCGCATTGATTATATATCTTGCCCTTTTTCTTACTGACATTGTTTTCAGGCTTGCCTCGGTTACTCCGATTTCCTTCCTTTGTTCCTTTACATATCGCTTGATTCTTGCTTCAACTCTTTCATTAAGCAATCCCTTGCTTTTATAATCATTGAAAATCTTTAATCGTTCTTCCGGAGTTGCCACTCGTTGGTAATCTCTGATAAAAGCCATGGCAGTAGCAGCCTCATCCATACGTTCGCTAATTTCTTGTCTTTTGAGCCTATCAATTTTCTCCAGTTCATCAAAATATTCTTGCGCTTCTGGGATTGAATATTGTCCGAAAAGAAGGGCTTGGATTTTATCAGCAAGGCCTTCAATGGGAAATCTTTCCCTACCAGTAGCAGTGACGGAAGCTCCGCGCTTGACTGCCTGCCAAGCGTCCCATGTTTTTTTGATTTGAGCTCCTCCCACCTGAGGGATAATCAATTCGGGCCTAGTCAGGCCGGAAATAACGGGTGGAACCCCCCATCTTCCCGCAAATTCTCTTCCGAACAATGCTCTTCTGGTCGGCAAACGAATCGGTTCTTCTTCTATTGCTGTCGGTATCATAATTCCTTCCTCGGGATAAAGTCGAGCAAGGTAGTGTCCGCCCGGAACATTTGCAAGGAATTCACCAACCAGCCTTCCTCCTCTTTCAAGAGCAGTCATGTCTTCTTCGAAAAGAGCATCAGTAACAGCATCTATTGGGTCTAAAAGTGGCTTATTCCCACGCATCCTCTTAAATACTGCATTAAATGCCCATGACCAAACCATTAATTTGACAAGAGTTCCAAGAACTTTTTTCCAACCTTTAGTAAAAGGAATTTGCTCTGAAACAATATCCTTGTAATAAAGAATTGCATTGCCAACCTCAAGTTGAAAAGCTAAAGCCATATTGCCAAGATATTGGGATTGATAGGCAATCGGCAAATCTCCGACTAACCGTCCAGCCATTACTCTCTTTGTTTCTCTTTCCGCAAAACGGATTGCCTCTTCTTTGTCCAGCCCCCTTTCAATAGCACTTCTAAATTGGGCTCCCCAAGTAATTCGTGTGGTAAGTTCTTCTAGTGTCCTGCCAATCCATCCAGCAAGTTGACTCGGTTTCTCAAATAAAGTGGGATCGAATTTCTTATATGCCCGACTTCTTTCGCGTATGAACCCCGAGTTTTCAAAAACAAAGTCTTTCCCTTTTTCCCTAACAATGCCATTTGTGATCGCCTCCCAACTTGCTGCCATATTATTTTTCACTCCAGCAGTCGCCAATGACTGAGGAAGGTTAAGAACTTGAGCCAATTGTGGACTAAGGTTCCCCAAGATGATATTGTTTTTAATTCGTCGATTTAAACCTCTAACCAAAATGCTCAACTTCCGCCCCAAGATATCGTTGATAGGGCGATCAAGGGCATTAGTTTTACCTGCCAACCCATTGGCATATTGATTCAAAAACCAAATAAAGTTGTTCAAGTGTTTGGTGTCTTTTGTCTGTTCCGCTAATGCATCTTTCAATGCCCTAAATTTCCCGATATGAGGATCGATATAAATGGCATAACTTGCCGGCTTGAGATAATTAAGATAGCCGCCGATGGCATCCATTTTATAACCGCCGATTCCGAATCGTCGCTGGGCGAAAGACAACCAGCGGCTAATGGGTTGGGTATACTCGGAAACACCGACCAAGAGAGGATCGACTTCATAGCTTTGTCTGAAAACATTGACAAACCCCTCAAAGCCAGATAGTTCCCAAAAGTGACGATAATAATCCTCTCGTGCCTCGATTGGTTTTTTCCCTATTTGCACCCTAATCTTGTTGACTTTTAGAAGAAGTGCGTCATATTCTTTTCTAAACCATTCATCCGCCTTAACAATGCCTTCCCATTTTTCGGGGAACCCTTTCTGCAAATCTTCCAGGCTCATCTCTTTTTCTCCATATGCCTGGACTGCCGCCGATTCTTTCGACCCCTTGCGGATACCATATTTCTCAACAATTTTTTCCGTTAACTCTTCTCTTTTCATTGCTTCAAAGTCCGACCTCTCAGTTTTAGCATCAAGATAAGGATTAAGGATTTCTCTCTTTACCAATCCTATTCTATCCCCAAACACTTTCTCGAAATTCCGCTCATAATCAACACCAATTTTTTCTATTGAACGAATGTCTTTTAGTTTGCTCGCATCATCAACTAACTCTCGACCTATAGTTTGACCGCCTCTTATTATTGGAACCTCATTGCCCGCTTCTGTGGTTCTAGTGGCAATCTTCTTTTTGAGAGCATCATCTGTCGCCTTTCTTATCATTCTCGCAATCTTGTCAACTTGCTTTGGCAAAGAAGGGGCTTTCCCGAGGCTTTTCAAAAACTCTCTTTCTTCTTTTATCTTTGGTTGTAGCTCCCGTGAAATAATTTTAGCTCTAACCTTCTTGCTAGGCTCAACGACTACCCCCGTAACTTCACCCAAGTAGTTTTGAACTACCTTGAAAGCTTCTGAAGGCAATTTCTCATGCCACTTCTTGATTCTGGCTTTTGAAATTCTTGGCTTCCTCACTTTTATTCTTGTCGGTCTGGCACCCGGTTGACCGCCCTTGAGTTGAACAAACATATTGTAGAGATCAGCATCAACAACAACATTTTCTCCCTCTGTCAGTTCTATTTCCTTAAACTTCTTGCCGGGGAAACCTAAGTCTCTGCCGATTTCATCCCACTTTACCGGTTCTCCATCTATAATTCGAGGCAATGACCATTCTCCTTCTTTTGTAGGAACCATTCTTTTTAGAATGTTTTGTAGTTCTCCCCCAGTTTTCAATTCATAGCCCGCTCCAAACTCTTCTTTAACTTCTTTTCTTGCTTCAGCCAAAATTCTGGCTTCTTTTGCTACCCCTAATGCTTCTTCTGTTGATGGTTTTGATAAAACCCTTTCTAGTGCCTCTGCTACTGGAACACCATCCCGAGTTAACTTGTTAAGTTCAGCTGATAATTCCATATTAGGAAATTCGGTAGCACCCATCTTTTTCCCTTCTATAAACACCTTTAATTCTTGTCGAAGAGCAGAAACCTCAAGAGAATTAGTCTCTACTGCAAGTTTTTCCTTAATCTTTGCAATAATATTATCAACGGGTTCTTTCGGTAGCTTCGCTACAGCCCTATCGAGTTCAGCTACATCTATTGATACGCCTGGCACTTTCTCTACTGGTGGTTTTACTTCTTTAGTAACTTGGGCGTAGAAATCTGGAGATTTTATTTGTTCAAGTAGTGTTCTTGCGGTTTTATAATCTCCCTTAATCAACGCAATATTTAAGTCTCTTGCTACGCCTTGTGCCTCGTTTGTAATTGGTTGTTTATTCCAAAGACTTTCAAGTTGTTTTAATCTATCAGCATTTTGCTTCAATGCTGCCTCCAAGCTATCATCTGGATGTAATTTCCCAGTTTCAATGCCGGTTAGTAGCCTATCAATTCTATTTACCTTTTCTGTAATATAACCAAAGTCAGACCTTCTTTTTGTTAATTCTCTGAAAATATCTCCAGCACCTTCAAGATCGTGACGATATGGATTTCCTTTATCCCACTCCATGTGTATAATTTTCTCTTGGTTGACATCTTGAAATTTAAATGGTTCTAGTTCTGTGGGAATTGCTGGGGCTTTCTCTACTGGTGGCCTAACTTTTACCAAAGGTTCTGGTTCTATTTTGATTCTAGGTTCTTTTGCCCTTATCGCTTCTTCCAGCGGTGTCGGAATTGCCGCCTCAAGTGGCAATCCCTCCAATGCTCCCCGGACTCTTAGCTTCGGCTTCATTTCTTCTATTGCCTTAGTCTCGGCTTCGCTAATTTTCATTTGGGTTATTCGTTGCTGTTCGGCTGGAGAAATCCTGCCCTCTCCAATTGGCAGTTTGGGCGGAACTATGGCACTTGGTGGAGGTGGTGGACCCACAGGAACAAGGGGACCTGCTCCGACTGGAACAGGAGGCATTCCAACAGGTGGTTGCTTAACCTTTATTAAAGCCTTTTCTCCTGCTTTTGGTTTACTCCACAGGGTTTTGAGCCACTCTAAAATATTCGGTAGCTTGAGAGAGGGAGGTTTAGCAGAACTAACGATTTCAAAATCTCGGTTGAATTGAGCCATTGGTTTTTCATAAGCAGCAGGATTCTCTGGATGTCTGTCTGGATGAATATCTAACCAAACCTTTGTCGCTTTCCTTTTTAATATCTCCGAATTACTAAAATCTTTTAACTCAAAACCATAATTTTTAGCCAATCTTTTCCGAGCCGCTCCTAATTCCGTGGTAGAAGCTGAACTAAGTGGGCGGGGTTCCACCGCTCCAATGACTGCCCCCATTATTCCAACTACAGCCGCCTCTTCTTTAGTTAAGTCTTTGCCTGTGTTCAATTTCTTCAAGATTTGAGAAATGCCAAGCATAGACAAAGCCCCTTTAAATGCACCTTTTGGAGAAATTTTATAGCCAAATTTGGGAATCGCTCTAATGTAGTGTTCTGGCGTTAAAGAACCGATAATGTCGTAAATTGTTCCTGATATTGCCCTTCCTACTTTGCCGCCGATATATTCTTTTGGCTCGAAGAATTCTTTTAATTTAATTGGTGGTTCTTCTCTTGGCTTGGTTGTAACTTTAAATTGCCAAGGTTTTGGGCCAGTAGTTTTAATTTCAGTTGGAGGCGGTTGAAAAAACCCTCCAGCTGGCATAACAGGAATTTCTCCGAGCGGTTTCACCAAAGGCTTTATTATTCCTTTCCAAGCGGCTTCTGGGACTCCTTTGAAGACTTGAAGACGCTCTGCTGGTCTAGCCCTTGCCAACTGATAGGCTCTTTGAGCGATTTGTCCGGGGTAACTTACTTTGAGCTTTTTGTAACCACTAAAAGCCTTTGCGACTTCTTTTTGATAGTCACGTTCTAACTTTTCCAGGCTTGGCACGACTGCTTTCTTAATCTTTTTCGGAAGAGACTTTATTGTAGCCACGCCACGCCTAAAGAAACTGGTTGCTTCCTGTAAAGCGTTATTCGGCATAGTTACTCCTTATCCTTGACCTGGTATATTCAAGTCGTACATACTTCCCGCACCCATACCTTGCCCTGCTCCTCCCGGAGATTGTCCGTAAGGAAGCCTTTCTCCCGTTTGTTCGTTATACCAAATATTAGAAGCAGGGTCATGTTGCCATCCCGTAGCGAAAGGACTTACTCCTCCTCCGAATCCAGTGGTTGGAAATTCCATTACTTCTGCTGCTGCGGCCGGTGTATATCCTTTGCCACCCGCTAGAAGTCTTTGATATGTTAAAGCTGCCTCAGGTGCAATTCCAGTCTTCGTTATGAATTGCTGTGATAGTTGATCCTGTTTGGTTGTTTCGAATAACTCCAGTTGTCTTTCAAAGGCTTTGTCTGCCTGTGCAATTTGAAATGCCTGCTGTTGATATGCTTGCATTGTTCCAAGGCGAGCCTTTGCTTTTTCTATCTCTGATTGACCTTTCATCGCTTGAATTTGAGCCAATCCAGCATTGAACTTGAGTCTAATTTCTTTGATGCTATCGGCTTTTTGTTTTGCCAGGACTTCCTTTTGTCTGCCGACAAAATCTGAAAGCCGTCGTGACTCTGAAGTAAGATCAGTCATGGCTGTTTGAGCTGCTTCTTGAACACCCGCAAACGTTCTCTGTGTCTCCCTTGCCAAAATCTCGCTTGCTGCTGGTCCTGCTGAGGTTCCAGCTCCAAACCGAGAAATAATTCCCTGTTGAAGTTCACCATAGCGCTGGCGAGCTTGAGCCAAGGCAGAAGCCTCTTCTTTCGAAACCGTTTCCTCCTGACCTGAAATAAGACCTGCTTGAGTAGCAGCTCTTTCCTCAATGGGAACTAATGCTGCTTCATAAGAAGTTGCTACTCTCTGCTCAGATGCCGGAAGTTCTTCCCGATATCGTGCTTCGAGAGTTCCAAGATAGTCTTTAGTTTGTCCGAATATGCCTTCAATCTCTTCCAATTCTCTTTGTCTTGCTATCTCTTCTGCAGAAGGACCTGTTGGCCCTGCTGCTGCTGGCCCTGCTGTTGCTGGCCCTGGAGCTGCTCCTGGATAACTTCCACCAGATGGTACTCCACCACTGCGCTGAGCAATATCAAAAGCCCTTAATTGAGCTTCTTGCTCAGGAGTCCTCCATTGAGTTTGAGGTGTAGTTGGAGCAGCAGCCTGAACTGGCCTAGCTCCCCATGGTGGCGTAATTCCCGCAGGACCTACTCCTAAAGGAAGAATTGGCCTCTGTTCTTGTGGCCGTGCCGGAAGCCCTCCTCCCCAAACATCCTGAACTTTTCCCCACATATTACTTAACCATCCCATTATTGTTCACCTCCCTTCTTTTAAAATTTTGTGTTATAATATCTTTAATAATGATTAAAAAAATCGCTTGGTTTCTTTCTATCATAATGTTCTGCCTTTCCTATTGGTTCTATGGCCTTGATTTATTTTTTGGCCTCGGCGTTTTATTAGTAATTCTCAATCACCCCTGGCGCTCTTAATGATTAAGGTGCTAGTTATTTTCCTTCTCCTTTACCTTTTTTTCTTTAAATTTGCTCGCAAAGTTATCTCGAGATAATTACAAGTCCTATAATCGCTCCAAAGACTACCACTAATATTATTTTTACAGCCCCAAATACAATCTTCTTTACGGGATCAAATTCAGCACGACCGACGAACCTCTTCGTAAGACTTCTTTGCCAAAGCCTAATCGCACTAATATCTTTTTGAACTCCACCCATTTCCTTATTAAGAACGGCGACATGAATACCGATTTTGTTTAACTTTTTTGAATCTTCGCGAATAATAACCCAAATTTTTTCTAACAAGTTATTTTTTGTTGCCATATTCTCTCCATTAAAAAAGAGCCAATTATCGGCTCTTCTTGTTCACTAGCGATTAAACCGCCTTATGAACATATAATACATTATTAAACCATGCCTCCACCTTTGTCAAGGGAATAATCAGATTGCCATAAAATCTATCGCCTGTTCAATATTCCATCACGCCAGTTTATCATTTATATTTTCACTTCCTTTTGTTGAAAATATTCAAGCCAATATTCCCGATTATAATTAGTTTTCAAGTGACAACTTTTACAAAGTGAAATCAAGTTGTCTGGATTTAGATTATCTTTATTATAATCAATATGGTGAACATCTAGTTTCTTATGAAATCCTTTTAATTCGCCTTGATGTATTCCGCATAACTGACAAACACAGTTATCTCTTTGTCTGATAGATTCTTTTAGGGTTTCTGTCCAATCAATAGGATAAAGCGAGAAGCCACCTTTCCAGTTAGGATGGTCTTTTCCTTTAGGGTGTGGCGGCATAGTTCCGATTTTTTTATGAATTTTACTTAGTTTCTTTTTAAGCTCTTCACTCAAAATGATGCCTTTACGAGAAAGTGGCCTAGTGCCAATCCGTTTATGAATTTCACTCAATTTCCGTTTAGTTTTTTCAGAAAGCTTTTTACCCATACGGGCTTCACTTATTTTCTTTCTAGTTGCTTCAGTACGAAAATAAACTCCTTTTGGCATAATATTTATTCTGTCCTCATTTTCATTATTATACCATTTCTCCAATAAGAAAAGAAAATACTGGACATCTTATTTTCAAGCCTTGCTTAGTGCGTCTACCGCATCTTCTAATTCCCAGAAAATGTGAATTTTTTCCTTGCCTGGATAAAGCACTATTCCAAACGCTCCAGCTGTCTTTTCTCCCTTGCGTGGCCAACCGTGTTTTCTGCTATATCGGTCTGATTCTTTATATGTTCCTATGGCAACAGAATGAAACACAACCTCTTTTCCACCATAAAGTTTATGGGTTTGTTGATTATGGGCCTTAGTGTGTTTGTGAGCAGAAATACTAATAAGAGACCCTACTCCCTCATCTCTCCATTGTCTTAAACATTGATGGCTGGAATTGTAGATACTGTGGCCAGGGTGGCGATGAGAGCCAACTATCCCGTATTTCTGGACTGTATCTCCGTTATTAAGTCCAATATCAACATAAGATACTCCGTCTAGTAAATGGGCGTTAAACTTCTCCCAAAAATCAGCGTAAAGTGTATGGCTTCCGTGTTTGTCAAAAGCCCAAGAATTACCAGTAAAATACGCTTTGCCATTTCTTCTAACAAAGAAGTTTCTGTTAGGTGGTATTGAAACATCCCAAATCTTCCCCTTGTAATTTTCTCTAACCGCTTTTGGAGAAACCAATCGAGTGTCTTTCCTAAAATTTATATTGAGCCGATATTGCTTATTCCCCATTCGGTTTTTATACTCGTAAATGTTGGTTTTAATATTGTGCATCGCACACAAAGCCTGTAATTCATCAATCAATTTCTTGCTCTTTTGATAGAAACAAGCACAATTCTTCATTCTCGGAAGCCGAGTTCCATCACCATCAATCAAAGAATCCAGAAAAGCGTCAAACTGCCTATCACTCAATTTATAAACCCATGACGGCATGGATTTTTTATCTTTAATCAAATCTAAAATTTTCTTAGAATCTTTGGAACAAACTCCTATATCAATAGATGGCTTTAAGGATTTAATTTTCATGCCATCAATTTTATCTCTTGTTCTAATCCTTCTTTTAGCAGAATACTTAAAACCAAGTCCATCCAAAATATCAGTAATTAAATGAGCATCCTCTTCCTTTTGTGTATAACATACCCGTTGATAACCATAGCCTTTTCTTGTTTGAATCCACCCATCAGTAATCAACCACGCCACCAATCGAATTAGTTCATCTGATATCGGATAATCACTAAAATTAAAAGTTGAAGCATTAGGAATTCCATAATGGTCTGCCCACTTTAAACTAGCAAACTGTTCCAAGGGGATAAAATCATATTTATCAGTTCTTCGCTTTTGATAAAACACCCGATGGTTTTCTGTTCCCAACAAGTCAATATTTTTACCCTTGATATGAATTAGCTCTCCATCAAAATCTTCAACAATTTTCTTTTCGTATTTATGCCATTCTAACAACCCACCATCGGGGTTTATAGTCAAAAGATTATCCTTTTCATTAAGCTCATTCCATTTTAACCAACCTCGTTTTGTATATACTTCCGTTTTCTCATCAAGACAATCATGGTCGCCAAGCCATGAAGCCAAAAGGTGTCCATCTTCCGCCATATATTTCAAGGCCGACCTGATATACATTGTTGACTCTTGGGCAGTCATTAAGGAAGGTTCTGCTTTCCAGAAGATACTATTGGTTAAATCTCCTAAAGTGATAAAATACGCATTAACTGATTTTGCTAAATCTATGTCTTTACCAAATTGTTCAAGATTGGTTTCAGGATGCTCGGCATGAACATCCCCTATGGGGACAAGCAGGATTGGTTTTTCAGTAGCGATTTCAATGTGGATTGTTTCTGGTATTCCAAGGAGTTCCTGGTATTCTTTTTGCCGTCTGTTTATAATCGGCTGCCATTCAGCGAAGGTTCTAACTAAAGCAGGTTTTGTTAATTGGAGCGGAGCAGTCAACTCCTCAGAGAGAAGTTTCCGTCTGATTTGGGTTCTTGTCTTAAAGTCACCCCCTAAATAGTGTAATCCTATTTCTTTATTCACCTTCTATTAAAATCCTTTCACAAACTACTGTCTTCCCTCTATCATCCTTTATCTCACCAATAATAGGTATCACTTTCATGTTTAATGGTATTGACAAAACCTTTCTATGTTCGGCAGAGTAAATAACTTTTTCGGCATCTGACTTATGTCTTGTCGCAAAAATACCATGTTCTCCTCCTTCAATCCATTCACTTTCAGGTAAGCGGATTATTTCGGCATCTTTCATTCCCAGAGAAAAGATTTCTCCGTCTATTTCTGATATTGCCTTCCACAACCTTTCTTTCATTTCTTTTCATCGGTCTACCCTTAACCCACCAACGCCCTTTGTAAAATCCAGTAAACTGATTAAAGCCAGCTTTCCGCCTCTTTATTTTTTTTTCGCACCCATTCGGCGTTCTTTTCATCACGAGTTAGTTCAGCTGATTCAACAGTTGGTTTAGCACTTCTTCTGATGCCAAAAGAACCCCAATATTTCCTGATAACAAAATCCTTTTCTTTCATTTTATGTTCAACAATTCTTTTTTCTTTTGAAGTAACTTTTTCTTCTTTCTTTGATATCTCAATCTTTGATAACAATCCTCACAAATCTTCCTTGTGTAAGATAAAAATTCCTCTCCACATTCTGGGCAAATTTTCCAAGTAGAAATGCGACTTCCTGGTCCTGGCATATTAGTTAAACATTGAAACTTTCAATAATTTCCTTGTATCTTTCTTCATATAATTTCTCTCTTTTAATCGTAGGGTCATGACACTTTTTACATAGAGTTATACCATTATCAAGATTCCATAGTTCATCACATTTTTCTGCCTCTTTTACTGTTGTTATATGGTTTTTTCGCAAGAGAGTTATGAAAGTAACAATATGATGTGCTACTAACCGCCCATTTCCTTTACACTCCTGACAAGTAAAATTGTCTCTTTCGAATATTTTTCTTCTCCAAGAGTCCATTAAACCATTGCTTCTAATTAATTGATTCAATGATGATAAACCACCTCTCCAACCAGGATGCTGACTTCCCTTTTTTCCCCAAAACCAACTCTTTTCTCCCTTATGAGCATTGCTCATATTTTCTTTGCATTTTTTACTAAATGGCTTTCTTTTTTTTCCTAGTTTAGACAAACTTACTTTTTTTCTATTTTCTTTATTTTCCATAGGATTTTTACTTAATATTCTTTTTCTACTTTTTATTGCTTGAGCTTCTCGTCTTTCCTTTGTCCAATAATGTTCGACATAACATTTATGAGAACAATATTTATTAGCTCCTTTCGACCGATGGAAAAATTTCTTTCCACAGTTTTTACATTTATGTATAATGTTTTTATTTCTCATGTCTAGCAATTAAAATATCCATAAATGTTGTTTTTTTCTTCTTCTCCTACTTCTTCCAAACTAAAGTAATCGGCATATAAATCGCCAGTAGCTCCTCCATCTCCGTGTGCCCTTATATAGGTAATTCCTATGTAGGCGGCATCAGCGTGAGTTGTCCAAGTGTGTGTTACTTCTGTCCAGTCTTGAGTGCCTAACATACCATCCGTAGCCAAATTAACAATAACAGCTCCATCCGAATCAAATTCCCTAATATAAACACATAATCCTTGAACACCAACGCTGAAGCCATCGCTTTTCTGCCATCCAGTAAGTTTATATTTTGTGTTTCCTGTAATCGCAGGACAATAGGCCTTGATTGCATTAGTATCATTTGTATCAACATTACTTACTTCAAGCCAAGAGCTTTGTCCAACATCAAGTTTAATAGCCTGAGAACCATGATAAGCGGTAGCCTGAAAGGATAAAGTTCCATAAGCAGCCATAAGATAAGTACCATAAGCAGAACTATTGCCAAGCCACCCTTCTGTGGTTCGGTCTCCACTTCCATTCTCAAAATCAGAATTAATAAGTATGTTTGCCATTATGGTCGCTCTGTCGCAGCTATAGTCAAAGTGAGGTCTCCTCCATCACCCGGAGCATCAATGCTCGGGCTCAAAAGAGTCCCTGATGCTAAACTTGTCAATCCTAAAACTACTGGAGTCGCCGCAGTTCTCGACTCATATTCGCCCACGTCAATCGTTAATGCGGTTGACAAAAGGGTCGTATGAGCCCCTGTTGGTTCTGAACGATAACTGATATTAGCCTGAAATGCTGCTGTTGAAGGAGCAGAATTTAAACCTGCCCAAACACCATTTAAAGTCAAATTCTTCCTTGCTCTCAAAAAAGGTAAATGACTATCCCCAGGAGCAGTTGCCAAAGAAGTTACTAGAGCTCCTGCACTTGTCCACACAAATTGTCCTTTTACATTTACAACAGCAAGTGAGGCTAAAGAAGTCACAACCAATCTTGCCACCTCAGCATAAGCAATAGTCACCGTGGAGAGAACATGCTTCCCAGCAGAAGAGTGTTCTACCTGTAAGAAATCTACTAAATCCGTCCAGTGAGTTGCAGAAGGGATCGCTTCAACTAAAGCACCGGAAGAGTGGGCCTGAGCAGTAGAACTGGCTACCCCACGAGTGACTCCTGTAAGATCATTCCCGCTAATTCCAGTAAAAGAAATGTATTCTCTTTTCGTTGGAGTATCATTTCCAACACCATCTTGCCGGTCAATAACAAGAATACTTGGGGCAACCAAGTTTGTTACTGAAGACAGAGTAATGGTTGTAGTGTCACTTGCTATTGATCCATTAAGGGTTGTCTGAAAAGCGTTTACGCCTGCCGATTCCCAGAGTTTTGCTGAAATTCAACTCACCCCTTTCTTAAGGCTTCTAATATTTTTTCTTCTATCATGTTATTTTCATCTAAAAAAATAATTGTCCAACCATACTTAGAAAAAACTGTTTCTCTTTCTTTTTTCCAACCCACAAATCCTCCCTTTTTAAATTTATCTTTGTGTCGCTTCCAATAAACTTCAATAGCTTTTTTCTCTCCATTTATATTAATGAAATCAGGATTTTTCCTTTCAATAAAAAATTCTCCATTTCCAACAAATTTATATGGCAATTTATATTTATTAATCACATTCTGAACTTTCTTTTCTAAAGTAGTCATTCTTTTTGTTCCAAGATGACACTTGAGACATCGAGTCCTATACCTAGAGATTATTTTCCCACACTCAACACAAACTGGTAAACCACCTTTCCAATTCCAATGATTTTTTCCTCTTTTATTATATTTGGGTGGTTTTTGTTTTAATCTAAGTGCTCTCTCTCGGCATGCCTTTTTAAATTCTTCACTCCTTTTCATATCTTTGTTCCAAGGAATATGTCCTTTTTTAAATCCACATCTATTTTCTCCACTTCTTCCAATTGATACACATTCTTTCGAACAATAAACTCGCCACTTTCTAATTTTCTTCCCACACACTTTACACTTTTTCCATTCAATTTTCCCTTTATTCCATGTTGGTTTTCCTTTAGGCCAGGACATTTTCTTCCTTTCTTTTAATTTATTCCAATAAAAAAGGGTCGGTTAGACCCTATTGTCGTCTGCGAGCGTTTCCCGCTTAACAGACTCTATAATTAATTAAAACAACAATTCGCTTCCTTGTCAAGGGATTAAGAGGCTCTCCAATCAGATGGGCTTGAGCCACGCCCTTGCAAGGTAGAGAAAGTCTTAATGCCTAGTAATTCATAGTTGTCTCTTGTGGCAGACGAAATCAATTCCACCTGGAAAGTCCGTGCGGTTTTATAAAGCAACGCCTGCCTAATTAATTCTTCTGAAGACAGTTCTGCGTCATTCTTTGATAACCCCCATTGAGTCAATCCCCATTGATCGGTTCCCCAGCCGGAAACACCCTTTTGGCTGACAATGGAAAATGTTTTGGCGGTGATTATCTCTCCCGCTCTTCCCTCCAAGAAAATATTGATATTAACACTCCCCAAAACATTCCTGAAAGATAAAAATGATTCATTGATGGTCTTGAAAATCGTCCAGTCTCCAAAATCTTCTTTCCGTGTTTTCAAAAGAGTCCTGAAGGCAGTTCCCTTGTCGCTATTCAACGTCTTTGAAAATTCACTGACATAATTGTCTTCTGCATCTATTCCCAGCAATCTTTCAACATTGCCCGAATCAACATATTTAATAAACTTGTTTGTTCCAAACCCCGTGGTCCATGGTCCGACCCAAGCGGCTCTTTCCCTATCAAAGACAATACATTTTTTGGCACCAGGAAAAGACAAAACATACTTGTGGTCAAAGTAATTCGCACTAGCATCATCAAAGTCTGTCGGAGTAATCGCTTCAAAAAATGGCCGGATTTTCACTGACAACTCATTGGTTCTCAAAACAGCTGCCAAAATATTGGGTTCGAATCCCAAGATATATACACCCTGCCTGTTGCAGAAAAGCAAATCGTTTTCAACCGGCACAATCGATCGGTGGCTGGTGCAACCCTGAGAAGCAGTAATCAATTCATAAGAAGGCTCAAGAATCGTGAAATTGCCAACTGTTATTGTACTAAGAGTTACTTGCCAAACAGAATTTTCCTTGAAAACAATAATCTTTCCCTGGTGAACGGCAAGACCAGTTATCTCATCTCCTGTGTCGGGATCGACCAAAACATATCCTCCTCCATAAGGCCAAGTGAATTTGTCTTGGTTCGGAACTCTTCCCGAAATCATGATTTTAGTGGGTTCACCAGAAATCCCAGCAAGAATCAATCTGTCTTCGTACCGGATAATCCATTTGGCAATCGGTCCTCCGGTTGTATCTTTGGTTTGAGGCACCCGCAGTTGCGATACATCTAAGCCCGCATCATCATAAGAGCTAGTATCATCGTCCACAAAAGCCAACCATGTTTCATCACCGGGTGAACCCCGATAAATATTATAACCGGTAAGGTCCCCTGAGGCTGCCGAAACTGGCGTCCATTGAACTCTAATGCTCGTATCAGAAAGTTCTTGGGGCAGGCTCGCCATGGCAACGGCCGCTGATCCAAGCGTTTCTCCCACTTGAGAAGTTGCGGCAATTCTCCATGAATAAGTAGTGTCACCGGTTGCCCCCGAAAGGTTAGTTGCCGCCACACCAGCTGGAACCGACAATGTGGGAAACCCTGTCAGGGTGGAAAAGTCATATCTTACCAACTCTCTCTGTCCGTTGACCAAATATACCCTATTATTAAGCTGCGTGGCTTCAAGGTTATATCCCGATCCCCAGGAAGCACCAGTCAAAACCGTATAACTTGCTCCGCTTCTTTTGACCAAAAGCCCCCAGTCAGTAATGCCTAAAACCTCACTTGTTCCCACAGCCGATTTGGCGTGAAACAAACCTCTGCCGTAACCAGTCACTCCTGCAAGGAAATAATTTTGTGTTCCCCATCGCTTAGTGGGAACTCCACGACCGATAAGCATTAAATTCTCCATTTGAGCCAATTCGTTCTTTGCAAGTTCTGTGGGACGAAGTAAAGAATTTAATCCTCCGCGAAAATTGTCCCAATCAGCTACGGCTTGACGTGGTGCTTTAAATTTTGGTTGTTTTAATCGTTGTAACATAATTTACTCCCTAGGATTTTTAGTATTTTTCCCTCATCCAATTCATCTCCTATAAAAATATAGCTTTCCCAACCGTATTTGGCGAAGTGTTTCCTCCGATTCTTCGTGTATGGCGGTTTGTGATGAAATTCATTGCCAATTTCAATCAATTTCTTTTCTCCATTAATGTTTACGAAATCGGGATTTTTATAGCCTATTAAAAAGCCCCCATCACCAACATATTTATAGGGAAGATTGTGTTTTTTGATTAGGGCAATCATTTGTTTTTCAAGAGAGGTGGGACGTTTTAACATCGCCATTAGGGTATTTTTAATCATTTTTTCTTTCCACTCTTTAGTAAGAAGACGACCAATCATTGATTTATTATGACATTGCTTTGAACAGAAATTAGCCGTTTTAGCCCTAGAAGGAATAACTTTAAACTTTTTTCCACAAACTCCACACCGAATAACCACTTTTTTCTTCTTTAGCTTCCCCATGGTTTTAGTGGCAAGAATGGGATCTTCCCACCACCTAGGAGGAATTGTTCCTCTTTTCCTATGTGCCTTGCTTAAGTTTTTCTTATGTTTTTCGGAAAACACTTTTCCTCTTTTAACTATGCTCATTTTTTCTTTTGTTCCTTCGCTATGCTTTTTCCCCAACATTCCCGTCACTCCAGTTTTGGCACAATGGCTTAATTCCTCTAGTCGTTCTTCCGAATAAACTCCAGTCTTTCCCTTATTCCATGGGGCATGGCCTTTTTGGAACTTTCCCTTCTTATCCCTCATAGCCTAATCCCGGCCCACCCTAAAACCGTGGTAGAGCCGGAGATCTCCTTGTACATTTTTGCTCGTTCCTGCCCCATACGAAGAGAATTTCCGTACTTGTTCCGAATTAATCATCTCAATTAAACTTTCCCGGGCTTTCACTTCTGTTTCCTGAAACCTCTCATCCGACCGGCTTTCGAAAATATAGGCAATTACTCGATTAACCACAAACCCTGGGTCGGACACGATAATTTCATTCGCCGGCGAAGCAACGGAGGTTACATAAGAATAGTAAGGAATCTTCAGAGAGGCGCCAGAAGCTAGCGTCCCGGGGCTCCAGACTAGGGTGTGACCATTTGCCCTGTCCCCCAGCACATAGCAGTATTTGTCGGTGCTAGAATACAGCTTTGTTGCTTCTGCATTAATAACCTCCCGCTCTTCACCTCCGGATACTCCACCCGAATAATATAGGGGGAAACCCGCCACTTTATGAAAATCGTCAGGCAAAGAAATGGAGGCCTGAGAAACTCCCGTTACCCCAGGCCAATAATCTTTCCGCAACGCTTCCCAATCAAAGGCTTGTCCCCATTCGGAGATAGCCCGATTCAGATATTTCAATCTTAGCGCATATTCACTCCCTGTTTGAGTAGGAGTAGTTATTGACTGATCAACTAAACTTGCTATGCGACTTTGTACCTCGTCTACTGTTATTGCCATTTTAATATCTCCAAAAAATATTTTTCATAATCTTCTTCATACCCATATGTAAATAGGTGACATTTTCCACAAAGTGTAAATCCATTATCAACATTATATTTTAAAGAAGGATAGTCATCATATTTTTTAATATGGTGAGCTATAAAATTTCCACCCTTAGACTCACCACAAGACAAACATGTCCAATAATCTCTCTTAAAAACCGCTCTTCGCCATTGTTTATACTCAAGCGTTTCCATGTCTAATCGACGACTATTCTTTTTAATTTTACTAATGCCTCCTTTGTAATTAGGATTCTTTTCTCCAACCATATGTGGGTTATGTTTATCCCTCCAATATCCCCAGCCTAATTTCAATCCCTCAATATTTCTATTTTTTTGATTTTTGGCGGCTTCTGATTGTTTTTTACGTGCTTCCACAGAAAAAACCCCTTTTTTATCTTTGTTCCAAGGAGTGTAACCTTTTTTGAAATAGTTTGACCTTGCTATGTCTCCTTGAAACTCGTGCCCATTTTTATAAAAATTCCCACTATGCCCATGAATAAACCGATTTGGTTTACCACAAACAATTTTTGTTTCACGACCGCAACCGCATTTACACAAGGCCATTTTATCAAACTTCCTTATTAGGCTTTGCCCAAATAAACTGGCATATAATAAATTGTTCCGCCAATATCAACCCTCATAGCAAAGGAAATAGTCGCTGTTGAGTTAGTTGAGACATAACCTTGTTCGATATTGCCTATCTTGAAAACTGTTCCAGACGGTCCAGAGACATTGAAATCAATCGCTGGGCCAGCAAGATCAGACCAAACTTCAACTTTTCCACCAACCCTAGCTATAGAAGCTAAGCTTGATACGTTAAGATGAATGGTGTCTGCTCTTAGGGTTTTAACCCTTGCCGCAGAAATCAAGCTTGTAATATTCAACTTGATTCCTTCATAATAAGGGGATTCCACCCTTGCAATAGAAGCAATGCTGGTTAGAACTTGATTTATTCCTCGATAAAGAACTGATTCCACCCTTCTTATTGAAGCAAGGCTGGAAAGGATAATGTCTTTTCCTTGAAATCGTGCTCCAGAAACCAAGCTAGTAATTGTCACTGTAGGCACTATAAGATTACCTGTCATTGTGTCACCAGTGGCATTAACATAACCACCCTCCGATGACTTCAAGAGGTTTTCATAAGCCGCTCTTGCTTCCTGACTTTCGTTACGTAAAAACTGCATATACTTATCACCTCCTTAATTATGAGTGATCCGGAAATAAAACTTTTAAACTTTTTTACTCTCTTTATGCTATTTCTACACCGAGATAAACTGGCATGTAAAAAATCACTCCACCAATGTCTACCCTCATGGCATAGGAAATAGTAGATAATGAGTTAGTTGAGACATAACCTTTTGCAAGGTTGTTCAATTTAAGAGTTGTTCCAGAAGTTCCTGAAACTATAACATTAAGAGTAGGACCAGTACCCAAAGCCTCAACTTGAAGAGCACTGCCACCAGTGGTAGCAGTAGACTCTATATTTTTAAGAGTAAGGGTTGGCGATGTGTCATCATTGATGATACTTCGACCTGATTCTCCCCATAGGTTTACTAAATCTCCCATAAATTTTCACCTCCTTCGCGGTATTGATAAATCAACAAAAAAGGCAAGCCAATAAAGCTTGCCTTCTCCTAGCAATTTGCTGCTTCGGAGAATATGTAATTTAACTATACTAAGGATAATTATCCTTTGTCAAGGGAATTAATATTCTGCTGGGGTTTCTGCTACTTCCTCCTCTGTTTTCTCAATATCTTGCACCTCATATCTTTCGGGTACCAATTCCATTGTTTTCCCTAGTGCTTCAGCCAAGGCATCAATTTTGCGATTTAACCTCGACCGGCCTCTCTCCAAGTCTCTAATTTTATCGGCAAGAACAATAATGCCACCATATCCACCATCCATGCTTCTTCACCTCCTTTCTAAAAAACTAATTACTAATTTTAAATACCATATATTCTATGCCACCCCTTCTTAGTTGAATCAATCGCCGATTCGTAAACCATCATGAGGTCGCGAAACCACTTTTCAAACTCCCATTTAACATTGTCCATCAAAAATCTCTCCCCATATTTCCTTATTTTCCGATAGTCTTTTTTAGTCATCTTTTGGGCCTTTTTAGCAGCCTCAACAAAATCGTTTAGTGTATTACACCGAAAACCCACTATTCCATTAGCGAAATAATCAGGCAAAGTCCCAGGGAAAACAGCGAAATTAGTGGTGATTGGAGGCGTGCCTGAAAGCATTGACTCAACATGAGTACCGGCAAAACATTCAAGATACTCGGTGGGAGTGAAAGTAGCAATGGCATGAGCCATTAGCTTTTTCCTCTTAGGAACATCAACAAAGCCCACATACTCCCAATGTCCTGGTGGCAACTCAAAATCGGGATTTTTATTGGGAATAAGATAACCTCGCTTATCAACATGAGCACCTTGCCCGGCAATGATAAGCTTCTTTTTTAAATACTCACAAACTAAATAAGCAGTCATTATCCCTTTTCTCTTGATCATCCGGCCAATGAAGAAATAGTAATCGTCTTTTTTGTCAGAATACTCAAAATCTTTTGGATCAAAGTAATTAGGAATCACTCGGTCATAATAACTGCCATTAATACATTGTCTGGGATGCTCTGATCCATAAGTAAAACTCTGAATGTAAGAACTTTCAAAAGCTCTGAACTTCATATAAGAACCCCTATAGCCTATTCCTGGCTCACAAGTCAAGAAAAGATTAACAGCATTGGCGATCGGCTTGAAATATGGCCCCTGGGTACATAAAAGGAAATCATCATCTTTCTTAGCCTTATTTATCTCCTCAATACATTTGGCGTAAAACTTCAAAGTCGCTGGTTTCCTTTTGGTATTGAAGTCGTGCCGAAAATCGCAATTAGTCCAATCGTAGCCTATCTCAAAACGATTGTCGCCATCACCATAGTCCTGCCGAATATCTCTCAAAGTATGAGTTTGAACAAATTTAGTGCAAGGAACATTTGATCCTTCCGCGCCATAATAGATAACTTCGTGTCCCAAGGAGAGAAGCATCTGAGCCAACTTATAATTCTTCTGAGTAAAAGCACAGCTCATATACTTTCTAGTACACGGAAGATGAACCAAGCCCAAAAGGTGAAATCTAAAATGTTTCTTCTCCTTCTTCCCTTCAACAACGGTTATGCTCTTATCATGCCACCTTTTCAAATATAGTTCCTTTTTAATAATAGTTCCCTTACAGCCATCATCTGTCAAATCAATCCAAAGTTTCCAATCTACTCCGCTAGTGAGTTTTTTAGAGAAATTGCGATTCTCTAAAATCTCACTCTTGAACATTCCCCAACTATGAAGTTTGTTATTATCCTTCATTAACTCATCTAAAGTAGGGATTTCGCTGTGGATATAACCCTTCCTGCCTCCAAATAACCTTCCCCAAGTAATCACCCAATCAACATCGCCTTTTTTTATTCTCTCTACTCCGACCTCTAAAAACCGAGGCAGAACCTTATCATCAGCATCTATCATTTGGATATAATTTGGTTTGTCCCGCAGAGCCATAGCCACTACTCGGTTTTTGTTTAACCCCACCCTCGCTGTTGGTTTATAATCGGCAACCACAATCGAAAGTTCTTTTTGATACTTTTTGATTATCTCCAGTGTGTTATCAGTAGAACCATCATAAACAATATAAACCTTGAAATCCTTGAAGGTTTGCTTTTTCAAACTATCGAACAACGCCGGAAGAAACCTGGCAGAATTATAGCTGGCGATACAGATTGCTATTTTGCCCATAAGTCCTCCGAATAATCAAATAGCTCAAAATCACGCTTATACACTTCCCTAACAAGAGCTTCCGACTCTGGTGTGTAATAATCACGATACAAAGACTGGTCATAATGACGGTCAAACATCATAAGTGAAAGTTTCTTATATTCAATGTTTAAAGTTTTACATACTTTCTTCCAATCTGATTCCTTATTCTCAAAGCGACCAATGAAATCTAGTGGAATATTTCCATCTTCATCACAGAGGTAATACCACTGTGGAGCAAAAGACATTAGCCCAATCTGTGATACTCCCACCTTAACATTCAATGTGGCACGCAAGCCCTTTTCAGAATAAGAAAGGTGATCATTCTTTGGCTCATCTCTAAACCAATCGGCGAGTGCTTTCTTTGTATTTTTAAGATTGAAGCCTTTACACCTGATTTCGTTACGGAGAAATGCTGCAACAACACGATCAAAGGGGTTTCTAACAAAAGCAAACTTAAACGCTTCTTCAAATTCTTTATCTGTTAGCCGTTGCTTAAAATAATAAATGTTATGATGCCCACCACCACCAATCTCTTTCCGAACTTCCATAGCCGTTCCTACAACCCTTGAATTGTGTATGAAAAGAACATTGGATTCTTTATTATAGTTACTCATTTGCAAACTCCCACTAAATACTTATCTATTGAGACAATTTCTACATTCTCAAAAGCCTTTTCCAAGAACTTTTTAAACGATTCTTTATTAAACATTACCCTATGCTCTGCTATTTCCTCTGGTGGCATACAGTCATCGGGTACTGAGAAAATTGCTTGTTGACAAAGTTTACTAGCTTCTTTGATTACTTTCAACCTATCGTCTATATGTTCCAGAAACTCCAGGCCAACTATTGTATCAAATTTGCCTGTGTTGATTGGTGGAATATTCCTTACCTCGGCATTAAAACCTTGCTCTTTCATTATCCTGACTGCAACAGGAGAAATATCCAAGCCCAAGTATTTATCCTTAACCTTGCGGGCAAATACTCCAACCCCACAGCCTAGTTCTAAAACAGACCCCTTTACTTTGCTTAAAACATAATCGTTCAACTCATCTTTTACCCGCCAAGTATCTTTGCCATCTCTTCGATGAATGTCATTCCAGTATTCTTTAGTATTAACATTGGTTGGAAATATTCCAAAATAGCGCTTAAAACCCTTGTCGTTTAATTCCACTCTCCCTTCACCCCCTAGCCATTCATTCAACTCGTTTTCCCTCAAAGTATGAATATGTCCATCGCTAACTGGAATATCTACCCACTCATACATTCTAATTAGCTTGCCAGCCTTCTTAGCGTTCTCAACTATCTTTTTGGGATTCTCTGTGTGTTGAAGGCAATTATAAATCCACACTTCATCGTAACCAATTTCATCAATATCCTCGCCCTTTTTAATCTCCCATTCTATTCCAGCACAATCATAGCGAGCATAAACCCAATCCGGATATTTAAGCGGGTCAACCACCTTGCCTTTCACATTGGTACATTGGAGGAGTATTGAAACCGAGCCCCCACCGATGTCTAATACACGGATGCCTTTCAAATCAACGCTGTAGTTTGAGGAAAGTTTCAGGCCCATTTTGGGAGCAATGTTTTGAACATGGTTTAATTCGCCAGCAACTCTATTGACGCAGTTACCTTGCCAATCCTTTTCCCACTTTTGAGCCTGTTCCCATGTTTGTCGCATAAACTCTAAAAATCATTATATCACGAAGCATCCTGAATTGTTTTTACTGAACCAATCGCCACATCATTTACAGTTTTAATACTGGCTATAGCAAGGTCGTTGATTGTTTTGATGCCGGGAGGGCCTACTACTGGTGAAGTATCCTCAGTATCCTTATCCGAAAAATCAGTCTTGGCAACATCATGAATCTTGAGGTTGTCCAAAGCACTGTCCATTTCCTTGTCTGCTACCGTTGGCCACCACCCTACATGAATATCAGAAGTATCATCAGTAAATGTTCCTAGGGCAGTTGTGCTAGAAGCAGTTTGAACGCCATTAACATAAACAGCTAGGGTCTTAGTGCTATCAAAGCCTGCAGCTGCATCCCAGACAAAAGCAAGGTGAACTAAATCTCCCGCTGTCCAGTCTGTTGTTGAATCTACTGCGTCTACTGCTACATTAGAATCATCCGCTCTATAAATTCTAATTCCCTCACCACCATGAATATAAAAAAGCAACCAAGCACTTCCAGCGGGGTTATACTCAACAAACATATGATGCCTTGCAGTAGCAGGGATTCCATTTACAAGGTCAAAGTCTGGTTTTATCCAAAATTCGACTGTCCCTTTAGTAGCTCCTGTAATAACTGTCGGATTGTTAGGGAAATGATAGCCCTCCGCATCAACATCAACATAAATCCCATTATTAAATTTACAGGCTACATATGTAGGAGAGCCATCCTTCGTCCCAGCAGGACCAACCTCAGGAGTAGTTATGTCGCCATCATCTTCTAGTTTTGACCAATATTTTTGAGCCATTTTAAGTATGAGTAATAAAATTAATCCCTATAAGCAAATTCTTCATAATACTTTTTTTCTGCTTCCCTTCTAGCTTTCGTGGCTTCTTCCCTTGTTAAAAAGTATCCAAGAGTAATGTGCTTGCCATCTTTGTAAATTTGCGCAGCCCACTTTTTTGTCTTTACTGTAACCCGCTTGACAAAATAAACACCAGCGACATCCCGCTGATTCATTGCATTCTGACTTTTCGTTGCGTGCCGTATGTTACTTCTCCGATTGTCCAACACATCATGATTTATATGGTCTGTTACATAGCCATCCTTCTTTCCCAAAATAACTATGTGCATAGCAGTCATCCTTTTATTTACCCACCCTTGCGTAGTTCCCGTAGTGCTATTTAACCCCCATCGGCATATTTTCACCTTCTCCACATCCCCTTTATCAACTTTCGCCCTAGCAATTTCTTTTCTATCCTTATTTGTGAGGATAACTTCGTAGTAATCTCCACAATCTATATATTTATTCAGTCTCACTTTTGCCATGCTTTAAGTATAGCATAACTTTATGTTATGTCAACCTAAACATGAGTGAAATATAACAAACTAGGTGCAAAATAGATGCAGTCATCAGAAAGCGCCCAACCAACCGGCTGAATAACCTGGTCTGTCGCCGAAGGTTGAGTTTGAGTTAATTCCCCAGTAGTAGTATGGACATAAATCAGACTGGCTTTTCCTGGCCCAGTTGTCCAGTTCCAAGCATCAACTCTCAAAATTCCGTGAGTCAAAACCTTTTTAGCTCCTGTGCCTGTTTCTAGGGCCAAAACTATCGCAGGCGAAGTGGTGCTAGCACTAGCATTGGCGGTATCAAAATGCCCATCGGCTGCTATCATAAGAGGCGCACCAATACCTTCAGCATTTGTATCAACGGTTACTGAAATAATGAAGCCAGACGCTTTAACATCAGCACCTGGCTCAAAAGACATTTGGATATTGAAATCATTTAATACAATATCCGCAGCTAAGTTTCCACCCTGTGTGCCAGTATCACCCTTATCTCCAGTAACTCCGGTATCGCCTTTAGCTCCTGCCGTTCCCGTGTCCCCTTTATCCCCAGTTCCCGTGTCGCCTTTCGCACCTGTTGAACCCGTGTCACCTTTGTCGCCTATTGTTCCAGTATCTCCTTTTACTGTAGAATCAGCCCCAGTGTCACCCACCGCTCCAGTTGAACCTGTGGTTCCAGTGTCACCCTTGACTGTCGAGTCAGCCCCAGTGTCGCCTTTGTCTCCAGTTGAACCTGTCGCTCCAGTGTCCCCCTTGACAGTGGAGTCAGCTCCAGTATCTCCAACCGCTCCAGTTGAACCTGTGGTTCCAGTGTCACCCTTGACCGTGGAGTCTGCCCCAGTATCACCCTGGGCTCCAGTATTTCCTATCACACCAGTGTCTCCTTGAACTGTTGAATCAGCTCCAGTGTCACCTTGAGCCCCCGTATTTCCCTGAGTCCCTGTATCTCCCTTAACTGTTGAATCTGCCCCAGTGTCACCCACCGCTCCAGTTGAACCAGTGGTTCCAGTGTCACCCTTAACAGTTGAATCAGCTCCAGTATCTCCAACGGCCCCAGTCGAACCAGTTTCTCCAGTGTCACCTTGAACAGTTGAATCAGCTCCAGTATCGCCCTTATCGCCCACTCCCGTGTCTCCCTTATCACCTTGGTCTCCCTTGCTACCCGTTTCACCAGTGTCGCCCTTGACTGTTGAGTCAGCACCAGTGTCGCCTTTGTCTCCAGTTGAACCTGTCGCTCCAGTGTCGCCTTGGACTGTCGAGTCAGCCCCAGTGTCTCCTTTATCCCCTGTGGAACCTGTACTGCCTGTATCTCCCTTCGGCCCAGCAACGCTAGAGTCTGCTCCCGTATCTCCTTTATCACCTTGCGTTCCAGTATCACCCTTAACAGTTGAATCAGCTCCAGTATCTCCAACGGCTCCAGTTGAACCAGTGGTTCCAGTGTCACCCTTGACTGTGCTATCCGCTCCAGTATCCCCTTTCGCACCTGTTGAACCCGTGTCACCCTTGACAGTGGAGTCAGCGCCGGTATCCCCCTTGTCTCCCGTTGAACCTGTCGCTCCAGTGTCGCCCTGGACTGTTGAATCAGCTCCGGTGTCACCCACCGCTCCAGTTGAACCTGTGGTTCCAGTGTCACCCTTGACTGTCGAGTCAGCCCCAGTGTCACCTTGGTCTCCGGTTGAACCTGTCGCTCCGGTGTCACCTTGGACTGTCGAGTCAGCCCCAGTGTCACCTTTATCACCAGTGCCACCCGTTACTCCCGTGTCTCCTTGGACTGTCGAGTCAGCCCCAGTGTCACCTTTCGCTCCTGTCGCTCCAGTGTCCCCCTTGACTGTAGAATCGGCTCCGGTGTCTCCTTTAGCTCCCTGTACCCCCGTATCTCCTGCTGACCCCTCACCAATTCCAGTATCCCCCTGGATACCTGTGTCTCCAGGATCCCCCACTCCTCCAGCTAGTGATTTTAATTCAATACCCATGTTAGATTATAAAAACTCTGTAGGCTGAATCAGCCACACGAGTAATCCTAATTTTATTTATTGTCATTCCCTCGAAAGTAATTGTTTCATCTTTTTTGATGGTGTGAACACCACCATACGTTGTTCCATTATCAGATATTTCAACTGTAAAATTGCCGTCTCCATCGTTAACAATGTAACCGTCTTTGCCGTTCCTTCCCAAATCAGCATTGACATCACAAATTATTGGAGAATCACCAACAAGAAAACTTGTGTCCTCATAAGCAATGCTTCGCCCAAGTGGAGACACCCGAACAATCCTCTTAGCAGAGGCATCACTATCATGCTCATCATGTACGACTGGTATGTGATGAATTGGTTTAGCCATTTACCACCTCCTTTACTTCATGTTTTTTATAAACTTTTAACTCTTTTTCTAAAGATTCTTTTTGACCCAATAAGCGAACAAATTTGTGAACATTGGCATATCTTCTTTCTCCCAGACCAGGCGAGGTAATCTCATCCTCTAATGCACGAATCGCTGTTAAAACATCAGCGGCTTTCCGTGATTGAGTTCTAAGAACAGCCCAGTCAACAATCACAGACAATTTGTCTTTGGCAATGCTCCAATCTCTTTGTGCTAGCCCGAAATAATTCGCCACTTTATAAAAAAGAGGATCAGTCAAGTAATAGTCTTCCGGAGAAACAACTGGCTCTTTTTCTTTGACCTCCTCTTCAACTGCTTCCTTGACTTTTTCTTCGACCTCTGCTTTTACGGGAGGCTCTTTTTTATAGATTGGCTTAGCAATTTTTTCTTTCTTTTCTGTTTGAAATTGCTCTAGTTGTTTTGTTACTCTAACTTCCTGTTCCGTCTCGGGCCGATCTTTCCCCAATTTTTCTTTCCCTTCTGGCAATGGTGTGGTAACTATCTCATCATTCATGGCAACAAAAAAAGACAAATAAAATTTGTCTCTTGTTCCCCCCTAGCAATTTGCTGCTTCGGAGGTATTAAATCATTCTAACTAAATTAAAGGGATCCTGTCAAGTTACAAATAACCCAAAACAGGCCATTTCCCTTGTAATTTCAATTCTTTTTTCCTTTGTTCATAAAATCCGTGCATAGCGTGCATTTTATCCCATTCGGGAAGCCTTCCATGTTTTATCCCTCGGCATTCTAGCCCGTGGTCAATCCAAAACCTGTATCCCAACTCATCCATTCTTTCACAAATAGAAACATTATCCATTCCAGCCATTTTATCAAGGCCCTCGTCAAAACCACCGATGTCATAAAAAGCCTTTCTGGGTGCTGAAGCAAAGTTAATTTCCCATTCTATGGGGGAACATTCATAGGCCCCACCATTCTTTGTCGCATTAGACCTTCTCGGATCGGTCCAAATTTGAATTATCGGCTTGCCGAACTCATCCAACCGCTGGTATTGATGACCACTTCCCGTCACTGCCCACTTATCTCCTTTTTCCTTGAACCAAAACCAAAATTTCTCAAGTGCATCTTCTTTTGCCCAAAGCCAATCTTGCCAACTGATAATTAATTGTCCTTCTGCTTTTCGAAGAGCAGCGTTATAGGCTTTATTTAAGTTCCAATAATCTCCTTTGTTTTTTGGCGGGTCTTCAATCCAATACCAATTTTTATCCATAGAAAAAATTTCAGGATCAAAAGGCGATACTATAATCCATTCCCAATCTTCTTGAGGGAATGATTGCCGTTCCAAAGATCGAGCAACAACCTTTAATCCTGCCTTGCGTACGCTAGGGCTAATTACGCTGATTTTAAGCACTCTTTCCTTCCTTTTTTTCTTTCCTGGCTTTTATGACTCTTTTTGCTGCTCGAGCCTTTTCCAAATTCAAAAGCCTTTGTCGACGAACCTTCTCTTTTTGTACAGTGGCTTCTTCATCACTTATCTGTTCTTCTATTCCTTCTTTTTCTACTTTTGCCAGTGCTTCCTTGGGCGGAAGACCAGGCTTGGCTTCAATTTTCCCTTTTCTTTCGACAAGACCCTTCCTAATTGCTTGCGGTTGCTTCGACTTGCGAGGGTGGAAATCAATAATGTGTTGAGCTAGATCAAGAGCAGTAGTAGCATTGTATGAACAAATCGGACAATGCAAAAGACCAGGCCTCTCCATAGGGTTACCCTTTTCATCTACTAAAACAACCTTTCCCTCATCAATCAAAGTCCACGGATTGGTAATGTCAACGATGTCGCCAACGCTCCAACCTTCAGTTGGACCATAATCTTTCAAAATTCTCACTAATGGCATTTATTTTTTCACACTCCTTTCTGCCCATGATTTAAACGACAATTCGTTTATAGGCAAATAATTTGTACTTTATTATTTATCCTTTTCCTCTTTTGCCTTGACGGGACTACTTTTGCGAGTAGGCAATATTTTTAGTCCTTTGTCAACGAGGTGGCGCTTCAAAATAATCCTGGCTTCCTCGACTGACATTAAATGGCTATTTACTGCTGTTGCTAATCCGACAGATAGGTTGGCTAAGTCCTGAAACTTTGCTACCATAGATTTTTTCACCCCCCTTCTTACTTTAAGTGTCTTTTAATAATTATTTCTATTCTTTTTACTTGGCACTCAAATGTAAACTGTTCTTTGACAAGTTGCCGGCCCGCTTTCGCTATTCTATCAAGTTCCTCTTGACTGCCAAGATAAGTACTTACCTTTTCAACTAGCCTCTTCTCAAATTTATCAATGCTTTCAATGTTTTCTCTAATCGAATTATAACATACAAAATGCTTATCTGGAGTTGCTAGCAAACTATAATCCGGCCCCCATGACATTAAAGCTGGGCCGATAGCCATTACTTCCATTACTCGCTTGTTGGTTTCATGAGCAATGGGGGCATTTAGAATAAGTTTTCCCTGGCAAAGAGCTTCTACATACTCAAGATAAGGCTTTGACCCAAAACATCGAAAAAATTTAAAATGTTTTTTTAGTATTTCGAATTCGGGCATGTATCTCTGTTGCCCCACCCAAGAAATATCATATTTCTGTTTTATTTCAGGATTTCTCTTGAAAACCTCCGAATCAACAGCAGGCGGCATCCAATAAGTTGGTCTTAAACGTGGATTTATGTCTTCGCCGTGATAAAAAGTAGCATGGGCCCGGAACAGAACATCAAAGGCTTCTGTTTTGTCACCACCAACATTCCCTAATTGAGCTCTCATGCTATGTCTATAGGTATCCCATACCCAAACAATTGTGAGCCGGCTTCCCTTTCTTACTGAGCCAAATGGTTCCCAGTTGATTACTACATCATACTTTTCTCCATTTCCACACCTTGAGTAATCAAGGCCGAGTTTTTTGGAGGCCTTTATCAGCCCATCAATTTTGCTATAAAAGCCACGCGTGTGACTATCGTCTTCTGAAAAAATACCTACTTTCATGGTTTCCTCGCGGTAACTAATAAACAATTCATGTTATGAGCTTCATATTCAGTCCAAACCTTGATGTTTTTAAAACCTACTCCCTTTAAATATTTTTCAAGCAACTCCTTGGTGAACCCAGTTTTATGGAACTCACCTTTATGGGCTTGATTCCCATAAAAAATATCCAAAATCATTTCTGTAGTAATAAAATAATCACTTTTGACTTTTCCCAATAAGCACTTTGCTGCCCATTCGAGATTCGGAACATTTAGTCTTAGTTTACCACCATCTTTCAATACGCGCCACCACTCTGTAAGAATAGGCACAACTTCTTTTTTGGCAAAGTGTTCCAAAAGGTGGGAGGAATATATTTTCTCCACGGAATTATCATCATAATCCAAGCACCTAGCGTCCATTTTAACGATTTTAGGATCATTCACATACAAGTCAATCAAAGTCCAACTATCGTCGATGAATTGACAGTGGTACTGGTGTATTGGCAATGGACCGCAGCCAATAAACAGCTTAATTGGTGATTTGGTATTTTTCGACATTTCCAACATCATAAAGTTTTGCCCCTAATGGAAACGACAAGTTTGTTCATAATTTTTGCACCAGTGAATTTTAATCCCTTGCTCCTTGCAGCCTTCAATTATTGCCTTCGTTCCTGTAAACATTCTTTTTGTTCTGCTCTGGTCGGAAAATAATGCTATTTTGGGTCTCATTTTCTTGTCAATAATGTTGGCTTCATTAAAGTGTTCCTTGTCGCCTATTGATTTAAACCCACACCCAATCATAAAAATCGGGTTGCCACCCATCATTATCGCTGTATACAAGCAGCCATGAGCACAAGTACCATATCCTCCGAATTTAATTACTCTGGCTCTCTTGGCATCCTTTACTTGCTTCTTCATGGCGCTTACTCCAACTTCAGTAAAAATGTCTTTTGCCATGCCATTAGGCGGGTAAGGAGTCAGTTTTAAATAATATGCCTTGGTAGCTTTCTCTGTTAATCTGGCCGACTCTTCTTCCGTTCTCCTATAAAACGGCCAACCAAAAATGTTTTTCCTCTCTAAGACCGTAGGATCCTGTTTAATAAGATATTCTAGCCTATCATACTCATTGAAGTAACGATAGCTCGCCTGGGGGTATTTGAGCGTCGCTAGGTGAAGGGTAATCCCTATCTTGTCATCAAGAAAGTTATCAGGGTAATCATCAAGAGTTGGCCCGCTTCCACAAATCCATATTGCTTGCCCCTTGTGTTTATCGTACAATTTATTTATGAACCTCATATTCCTCCACATTGCCGACATTGTACAATTCGATTCCAGCATAATTTCCATCCTTAAATCGAGTTGACCTAAAACTATACATTCCTTTTTCTCCAATTGTTTTGTGCCGTAATGTTAAAGTGTGCAACCCCTTATATCCTGCTTTTTCTACCGATCTTTCCAAAGCGTAATCTTCTGTTGTGACATTCCCTGACTGCCCATAAATCTCCCGTAGTTTGACCCGAATATCTTCATAAATATCATGATTGTATAAAAGCTCTTTGAAATCACATTTCTCAGTCATTTCGAAATATGGTGCCATTTGGGGTTTGATTTTTTCCCAGCTCTCCCTCCATAAACCAATCTCCCACCTATGAGAAAATCCATAAGCTACTTTATCCTGAAGCCTTTCAGCCTCTTCAAAAGATTGAAGACTATTTTCATGATGCCTAAAAGATGTTTGAATCGAGCCAGCATCGCTATTTTTGAACTGTTCGAACAAAACCTTTAATGTCTTGATGTAATACTTGTTGAAAATGAGGTCATTATCAATAAACACTCCATATTCGTATCGCGGGAACACATGTCCTAATTGGAGTTTATTCCTGATAATTGGACCAACATTAGACGAACTAATAAAGATTGTTTTATTAGGTAATTTAGAATCCAGAAAGACTTTTAATGAAGCTTTAATGTCTTCATCAGTGGCATGCCTAATGCCAGAAAATTGGTTAACTGCTCCATCTTGAAAGAAATGGAAATCTACACCGCTTAAATAGGTATTAGCTTCCAAAGACTCCAAACATTGTTTTAAATATTCTGGTCGGTTAAGGCTTCTAATTGCTATGCAGAGTTTGTTCATGGTTCAGGTATATTACTTTTAGGAATTTCCCAAACTCCTAACTTGCCACCTTTTTTAAATGCCCAATCAATATTAACTTTTTTATTTATAAAATATTTAGTTTTATATTCAATTTTATTTTTATCACAATATTCTTTTACAGCTTTTGCTACTCCAGGATGATTAGGTACATGATCGTGTCCACCTACGATTCCACCCTGTTTTACTTTTGGTGTCCATAATTCAGTATCTTCTAATGTAAATTTATATTCATGATTGGCATCTATGTAAGCAAAATCTAAACTTTCATCTTTAAACTCAACAACTGCTTTAACTGATGTAGTTTTAATCCATTTTATTTTATCTTTATATTTTTGTAGCTTTTCTTTTGCAATTGCTTCCCATTTTCTATTATCCCATTCAAATTCTCCAGACTTATATTTAGACTTATATTTAAAATAAGGATCAACTAAATAAAGAGTTTTTATATCAAGAAATTGTAACATTTTAAGAGCATGACTTCCTGCTAATACTCCTACTTCTACACCAACTAAATCCTTTTTCTTTTTAAGTAAAAAATCAAATGCTCTTATTGATGGACAAGCCATATTTTACCTCCTTAATGGTAATTTTAACTCTTGATGAGTTCCTTTAATATTACTAAAATCTATTTTATCATAATCAATAATATATCCTTTTAAATATGCGTCATTTAATTCTCCAACAGGGTAACTGAATTTTTCACCATGAAACAAAGGAGAAAATGTTTGCACCAAATTAACCGGTGTGCTTACTAATACGCTATGTTTGTATGCAGCCAGATTGTGTTGAGTGATGACCTTCCTCGATTCTTTTTCATTCAAATGTCTTTCTATCTCATTAGGTGATTGTCCCTCAACCCTTTTCAGTAAATTTCTTATTACTTGAGTCCTGTAAACACCACCATCTCCAAATGCTATAGGATAACCATTGCAACGCTTTGGATTATATGTTGTCCAATCCCATTTAATGAACTTTCCCAAATCCTCATATTCTCCCCATGGATTTTCGATTATAGTGGTTCCACCATAAAAACTGTAATTGGCATTAAGGCCAGATCTCAAGGGGAAAGAAATAACATCATTCGTTATGAGGGAAACAACATCATCCATGGAAGCCTTTCCAAAAACAATATCGTCATCAGAGAAGATACAAGTGTGTTGATATTTAGTACCCATTAACCCCACGAGATAGTCCTTAAAGCCAGGAGTGTAGGCAAAGTCTTTATCACAGTGCCATTCATCTGCCAACCCCTTTTTCATCAACATCTCATAGCCTTTAAGAAATTTGTCATTGGAATAATTGAAGGTAACGAAAATTTTATCAAAGCCAGTAATATTCCTTTTAATACTGCTCAACAAAAGATCCAATTGCATTGGACGATTATACGAAAAGATTAGTGCTTGGACATTATTGTTCATAGTTCCCCTTTCACCCAGTCATAAGTATTTTTAAGACCCTCTTTTAGCTTAACTTTCCTCTTCCATCCAAGTAATCTCTCTATTTTTGATTGATCGGATTGTCTTGTTCTTACTCCCTGTGCTTTATCTAATTGATGAACGAGTTTAATCTTTTTACCAGCGATTTTTCCTATCAAATAGGCCAATTCGTTTATCGTGAGAAGGTCTGTGGTCCCGATATTCGTTGGGGTATTGATATTTGACTGCGTTAGCTTGTATATTGCCTCCAGACAGTCATCAATGTAGGTAAATGAACGCTTTTGCTCCCCATCTCCCCAAATCTTTACTTTTCCATCCTTTGTTAAGGCTACTTTTCTTGAAATTGCTGTTGGGGCCTTGGCCAATAACTCATCATAATGCCCTTCTGGGCCATAAATGTTGAAAAATCTCGCAATTCTTACCTCTAATCCGCAATCTTCTTCAAAGGACTTGTACATTCTCTCAGAAAATAGCTTTTCCCACCCATATTCGCTGTCAGGCATGGCCGGATAGGCGTCTTCTTCCCTTAAAGCGATCACTTCATCTGTATCTTGCTTATTAATTGGGTAAACACAGGCTGAAGAAGAGAAAAATAGCCGTTTTACTCCATTATCTACACATGCCTGAGCCGTATTGGTGTTAATGAGGACATTATCGTGAACAATTTCTGCTTTTACCTTTGAAGTGTACTCAATACTCCCATTCATAGCAGCTAAAGCATAAACTTCATCGATTCCCTCTGTTGCTTTGAGGCAATTTTCGCCAATACGCAAGTCTAGTATCAAAAACTCATCAATTTCATCAACTTTAAGGAATGGAGAGTGAACTAAATCTGCACCACGAACCCAATATCCCCTTTTCTTTAAAAATCTACATAGATGGTGGCCTATAAAACCGCCACTTCCACTGACTAAAACTTTTTTCATATATCTCCTTTATTTTATGCGAATACCAACACCAGGTTGAGCCTTTGCTCCTGGTTTAGGTGTCCTCCAGTCTGCTCCATATCTTTGCTCAAGATATTTTTCAATCGGATGTGGAATATTATATTTCCTGCCATTATATTCAATAGTCTCAAATTCATAATAAGGCAAGCATGTAATCTCCCAACCGTCCTGATAAGTTACTACGCCAACTCTTTCACATCTTTCAATACACATGAGAACAGCATCTTTATAGAAACCAAACCCATGTGGAAGAGTTTGAGTAACACCCTTTTCGTGTAATTTCGCTACCATTTTATCCCATTTATCTCTTTTGCAAAAAACCCTAACGTCAATATCGCTGTCACCTTTGATATAACCACCTTCACGATAAAACCCCAAAGCAGTCCCATAAATTAATGAACGTCGAATACCTAATTCATTACAAATATCATCCCAGATTTCTAAAAACTTATCTGCTTTTTCTTTATTTTCGAACGGCATTTTTCTAGCCATTTTTTACCTCTTTTCTATTTTACTCCAAACTTTCTCATTAATATAATACATTATAAGCTTTATTGCTGTGTAGGTTCCAGTAATTCTGGTTACTTTTGACCATTGACCAGTAAAAAGATAGACAATTAAGCCTCCTATTCCCATGCCTAAAATGATTTCATAAGTAATTGCTTTAATCGGATGATTGGGCTTTTTAAACCAAAGCCAAAATCTTTCATGAGCATAAAATATCCAAATAAAAGAAAAATTGTGCCAAAAAGCAATCAACCCAGTAACAACCCACTTCCTAGTGAAAAAATATGTAACAGCTCCAAGAATGAGCACGCCTATTATTCGCCAAATCAAACTTTTCAAAGCTGATGATTTACGACTTGCCACGAATTTTCTCCTTTATTTTACTACTTGATTGTTCAGGAAAATAAGGCATAACGATAGTTCTTCCCCAAGGATTCTCTACTGGAGGCTTATGGCTTGTGCTCTCAAAAAAAATGTCCGGTTGAATTGCTTGAAGGTTTTCTATAGGCGAATATTTTTCTTGTGTAACAACCGAGTCAACGCTCTTTAATTCAGTTACTAATTCCATTCTTTCCTTAAAAAGAATTATTGGCTTTTGTTTCTTTTCCATGCAGGCCCCATCAGTCAACACGCCTACAATCAATTTGTCACATAATGCTTTACAATTTTTCAAATGTTGAATGTGCCCAAAATGAAGGACATCTCCCACAAGATAGGCATAGCCAATAATCATTTAGCCCTCCTATAAAGCCTCCTTACCATCTCGTCTCTCAAATTAATATGGCTAGGGTCTCTCCAATACCCAACACCCTCCTCTGGCAACTTGATAAGGTCTTCATCGTATTTTGCGGGAATCACTTTCGGATCATTGCTCATGCTTAAAATAATGTCTTCTTCTCTACCGAAAATAAAACCTTCTTTTAATAACCCTTTTTCCGTTTCAAACATTTTAAAAAGAGCAGTGAAAGACACAAAAATACTACCATTGCCTACTAAAAGATCTACGTCCGTAACTTTCGACATTTCATCACCAAAAAACGCTTTAGCACTCATATAATCTTCGTTTTCAGTAATAACTTTTCCTATGTAGCCAAGGCAACAACCTTCTTCTGCATATTTCATAAAGTTCTTCAAGGTATTTTTACTGGGAGACATATCGTCATCGATGAAAAAATAATAATCACTGGGTTCAAGTAAAGCAATGGGGTAACGCCCCCGACCTCCATAATTGGTGTCACTATTAATGACGCTTACTCCCTTGGTTTTCGGATATTGAACGTCTTTGTTGTTATTGAAGAGAATTATTTTGTCTGGAGCTAATATTCCTAACTGCAAAGCATTAATAATTTTTTCAACATTCTTTGTTCTTTGTGAATAGTAATGTAAGACTACAGCGGTAATCTTTTTCTTAGTCTTGTTCATCATTATATAAAATTATAATAATCTACCAAAGGATCAATTTTGTGTTTTTTAACAAACTTCCGGTGGTCTTCATCGTAAACAAAGTCCCTTGTCCCCAATGGCCTATAGGTTTGCTCTTCATGGTGGAAAACTACAACCTTATCGGTTTTTGTCAAAGCCAATCCTTTTTTCTTTGCCCGATAGAATAAATCCAAATCGCTGAAATAATTTCGCATAATCGGGTCGTAAATTCCATTCTTTTCCATTGTCTTTCTTGAAAACATGTAAAATGCTCCATCCCAATCGGGTTTATCCTTGTTGGTAAATGTTGGGAAAACATAACCCTTATCTGCCAAGGATGTTAAATCTTTTAACTTGCCCTTTTCAATCCTTGTGTCATTCGTCACAACACAAATATAGTCTCCTGTTGTCAATTTGAATCCTTGATTGTAGGCTAATGAAAAACCAAGGTTCTTATTATTTCTGATGTAAACATCCGCCATATTCCGCCATTTTTCTTTTAACATATGACTGGCATTATCGACAAAAATAAGCTCATCATATTGGTTTTCTAGCGAAAGCAGGCAATCCTCGGTTAAACGGAGTAATTTCTCGCTAAAAATGCAAGCTAGAAGCACAACAGAAATACGTTTCATTCTTTCACAAACTCCTTTCTTTCAAAAATCTCTTGATTTTTTTCAATAAATTATCCCCTTGAGTAACAACATCATGTTTAAAATCATGTTTCTTCGCCAATAGCTGAGTCGCCGAGACAATAGCAAGCTCTTCTATTTCCAACAAGTCTTTAGGTTTTTTGTGAATTGGGGGTTTCGTAACAATTACCATCACCTTTTTTATCCCAAATTTAATTGCCATGGATAAAACGCTAAAAAAAGTCCCATAGTTTCCCCTATTCCCCCTAGCGATGGCACAATAAACCAATGCATGCGGCTTAACAACATTAAACATCAACCAAATGCTATCCCGATGTCGTAGATTCAACTTGAAAAACCTTGTTGTTCCTTTTATGTCCTCTTCTTGAGCAATTCTGTCAGCACCGAAAACAAGAAACCCTCTGTCTTTGAGAAATTTCATTACTTTTCTGCCTCTCCTGCCAGAAGAACCAACAACCAAAACTTTTATGGGCTTTATTCGTGTTTTTACTTTTTCCATTGCCCCTTTGTTATTTTACAAAAAACATCATAAACTTTTTTCGCTCGCTTCTCATAAGTATGATGTTGAGCCAATCGCTTCTTCAAATTCTCTCCAACCGTTTCTCTTTTTTTCTTACGCTTCAAGTAATAATCAATTTGCCCTATAATATCATCTTTATTGCTATAGGGAATATAATGAACATATGGTTCACCGACGTGTTTGTAGTCTAGGTTAAAGTGAACAAGAATGGGGCGAACATTGCCGAAAGTAAACAACCGATACTCGATGCCAACCTTTTTCTCATGGTAGTCCTGTACAGACAAAACCAACCTACATTTGGATAAAAGTTTCGCTGAAGGGACACCAATCTCAGTCGCTCCCCTCAATAGCTTAAAGTGTTTTTCTAACTCGTCAAGCAGATTAATCCTCCATGCCTCTACTTCACTCCCGAGGAAACCAACATCATAAGCAAAGTCGGATGGAAAATAGCGATAATTTTCATTAATGGCTGGTAAAAGGAGATGGGACTTGTCCCTTGGGTAAAATGACTGATAAGAAGGAACGACATAGAAAATTGCCTGTGAACGGTCAAAATATTCTTTCCAAATTTTCTCTAATGGAACGGTGTCCCAATACATCGTCACTTTCCCTTCTAAAAACCCGTTGTGCGGGAGAGGCAAGGTGTTAAAAATCACATCTGCTTCTTCTCGTGGGATTTCGCCTCTTTCATATACATCAAAATATTCTCCACATGCTTGTTGAAGCAAAAAGGGAACGCTATTCTCTCTGCGCTCCGGAAAAGGAGGCAAATCATAATCGTAATTGAAAATCATCTTTGGTTTCTTCATTTTAAAACCTCTTCTATCCCCTTTTTCAACTTTTCCCCATAAGCCTTTTCGCTCCAATCCCTCAGAATTTCCTTTCTTGTTAAATCAGCAAGTTCTTCAAGTTTTGGCGAACTGGAAACTATTGAAACAGGGATACCACAGGCCTTTGCTTCAAGAACTTGTCTCTGACATCCTCCAGTAGTGTCAGCGGTTATTAAACACGCCCTAGAGGCGTTGTAAAGCCACGGCATGACACTATAAGGAACCCATGGCATTACCATCACTCCATTCTTCAAGCAAATTTCATAACATACTTTTTCCCATCCTCCTGGTTGCATGTATCCTACGGCCAATGCTTTCTTGTCTTTAATCTGTTGAACAAATACATCGTGTTGTTTCCACTTGGCAAAGGCTGCGGCATAAATAAAATCCCAAATCTTAGGTTGTTCAGGAATTGGCCGAAAGAGTTTAGTATTAGTCCCAAAAGCCTGCATTGTTTTCACCCCCGATTTCTTGAGTTCCTCCAAATCAACCCTGCTTTCAGCAAATATAATGTCAAAATTGTTGGCGTTCTGGTGATAAGTGGGACCACCACCGAAACACAATCCCTGTTTCTTGAAAAAACGATGATGATGCTGTTTCTGATCAAGTGCTCCCCAAAAAAGGTGAAAATCTGAGTCTTCGGAGACTTCTGGAGCTTCCATTGACGGCAAGTTGTAAATCTTTACCTCCCAGTCGTATTTTTTGACTAAATAGCGAAGAGCAGCAGCAAGACCATCATTCCAGTGGAGAAAATGTTCTTTCGGCATGTCGCAAATGAAAGCCAATTTTACTTTTTTCATTAAGACCTCTTGAATTTTCTCCTATCCCATGTAGGCATATCGCCTCTTCCGCTTCTAGGACCGACATATCGCTTTTGGTAACGGGCCATGGAAGCACAAGCACGACAACAATAAATAACCTTAGCATTCCGAACAGAATCAATGGTAATTTCCTTTCCACAATAAGCACATTTGCCCTTAGGCCTTTTTGTTGTGTCCTGCATTGTTTTCACCCCCTTTTCTTAAAAGTTTTTTTCCTTTTATGGACTTAGTTTTCTTCCGGAATTGACGATTCCAACTTGCGGCCGTATTCTTCCATAGGAAGAATTTTTGTGCCCATTCCATCATCGGCTTTCTTATTTCTTCCTGTTTTTTTGTGTTCTTCAAAAGAGAAATTAATTCCTTTGTGTATGCTTTTTGGTCTGTTTTCGTAGTAATATCTACGTCCACCTTAATTCCATGTTGAACAGTTTCTTTCAGAGCTGCATAGTTTGTGCAAACTGGAATCGCTCCATAGGCCTGTGCAGACATAGCACTTATACAATTTATTTCCTGGAAATCAGTCGGGTATGAAAAAATGGCTGATCCTGCATAAGCCCTATTCAACTCTTTGTGTCCAACCCTTCCATGATGAACGATTCCTGGTTGTTGCATCATTTTGGAAACTTTTGCTTTCCACTCTATTCTGGCAGGATTCTCTGCATGAAGGCGGTCATATAAATTCCACCCATAATAAATGTGAAGATTCGCCTTTGGTACTGCCTTTTTCACATCAGACCAAATATTTAAAAGATAAACCAGTCCTCGATCATAGCTAGAAGTCCAAATACACCTATAAAGATCACGCTTCCACTTTTTGTTAATTTTCACAGGAACAATACCATTGGTAGAAACCCAGAACTTTTCATCGGGAATTTCTACAAAATCTCCGTCTTCCTGCATTCTAAATAGAGATTTATGATACTGAGACAGAGGAATAATTTTATCAATCTTTGCCAACCTTTCTTTTATGAAATCAGCATTATTGGGGACATCGTGCATCCATAAATAAGTTTGATTCGCCGAGAAATTGTTGTCCGCAAAACCAAGGGCTCGCCACAAAACCAAAATGTTAAAAGAATCTTTAATATTAATCTCATGCCATGGTCGGAATTGAACTCCGCCATAGTCTCCCGCATCACCCTGAGGATCTCCAAAAACGGTAATCTTGTAACCCAGCTTTTTCAGTTCTCGACTAAGGTAAATAACTGCCGATTCAGATCCACCCAAGCCTTGTTTAATGTTCTTCGGAGACCACTTCTCAAATCCAGGTCCACACAAAATGGCAATTTCATCTTTATCCCAAATCCGAGATGGCAAGTATCGATGTCTCATTTGAGATATAATTTCTTCTCCTTGTATTGTCGCAGGGATAGCCTGAATAAGAGGAATAATTTTTTGGGGTTCTTTTGATGCCTCAAGATACTTTGCCAAATAGATAACAGACTGGGCCGCTTGATTGGTTGCTTTAAGAACTTTTGCTTCCTCAAGACGCTCTCTTATCCCCTTAACATTGGGCAAGATTTCTACCAGTTTTTCCGCAGCCTTAACGCTTCTATTCAAATCTTGTTTCGCCCTGGCAATGTTGTAATCAATCTCTAACGCCTGCGCTTTCATATCTCGGGGATTAAGGATTTGAGTAGTTTTAGGCATTGGGGTATGAAGTGCTACTCTCAACCAATGTTCAGCCTTCTCCCATTTCTGTTTTAAAGTCCAAGTCATTGCTAAATCCAAATAATATTTAGGGAAAGTTGGGTCCTCAACGATAGCATTGTTAATCGTTTTAATGGCAGCATTCAATCGTCCTTCAAGGCGGTGCATATCAGAAAGATAACCCCAAGCGACTGCCCTTTCTTGATTCCATCCAGAACCTTCCTGATAACCTTCTTGCCCTGGCTTGCCTGTTCCCTCAATATATTCATACAAAAGTGCCCTAGTCATATCAAACCATAATTTACGATTTTTAACATCCCTTAATTTCCCTTTGTCAAAATAGGCTTTTGCAAGATAAAGAAGCGTCCGGGGATCTTTATGTTTTTCTTCCCGAGCAGCCTCTTCGAGAATTTTGATATTGCGCTCAAGATTTTTATTTTCTCGCTCTTCGGTATTAAGGTGAACGATAATACATTCCTTCCTGAAAACCTGTTTAACATTCTCTTTTTTTTGAGGAATAAGTGTCTCGTGAAGCTTGCCGATCCATTTGTATGTTCCATCAGTCTTGATAAGCCTTTCTCTTTTATGCTCAATAACCACTTCTCTCACCTTCCCTTGCTCATCCAAATCAACTTTATACCAATAGTCGAAAAAAACCGCAGAAGCATCCATCAAATATGATTCCCGAACAATCCGAGGAAGATGTTCTGCTTCCTGAACAACGTCATCAGCGTCAATCCAAAAAAGATAAAAATAGTCCCGAGGAACTTGAACCATGGCGAAATTTCTTGCTTCGGAAAAATCATAAACCCACTTGAATAAACTCACTTTAACTTTGTAATCACGAAGGAGTTTCAAAAGAGGAGTTTTTTTAGGCTTTTTCTTTTTATAAGTGACGGTTATGTAAATTCCATCAACATAGCGTCGAACGCTATCAATTGCCCTTTTAACCATGTCTATGGGTTCGTTCTCCGACAAGATCATGTTGAGGGCGATTTTGGGCCCGCTATTTTGTTTAGTCATCAATTTCGTAACCCCAAGTTTTTTCATTATATCACAAAAAATACTCGGATGTTTTATTTATAACTAATTTGAACCTGGGGGTTAATCCCACCTCCAACTGCCTTAATGGACAAACCAGTTGTAAATTTCACATCAAACAGATAAGTGGCAACAGGAGCATCTGCATGAAATCTATGAATTAACGTTCCACTCGGAACAGTATTATCCCAAAGGCTGATGGTTGGCCCACTAACTCCTCCAATATTGACTGCGTGGAGAAACCCAGCCGATGATTTCACTACTGATGTTGTCAAAGAGACAAGAGCAGCGGTTCCAAACTGATTATGGGTTCTCACTGCTATTTTGCCAGTCTCATCTTCCACAAACTTAGAAAATTCTCTATCGCCTATTGTTTTGCCTAATGCCATGTTTATTCACCTCCCTCCTATAGTTTTTCCGGAATCTGAAAAATCCGGAATCTTTTACCGAACTCATGAAAAAAGGCTCGGTTAAATGGTAATTCACTTGATGAATATATCGTTCTGATAAGAGACTGTAAGGCCATCGGAAATACCAATATTAACCTTCTCTCTTGTTTCTTGCTATGTGTTTGACCGAATTTCTTGTCAAGCCTCGTTTCTTTAATGTCTTTCAAATGAACTTTAAACCCTTTGAATTCCTCAGGGCTTCTTTCCATCCATATTTTAATTAAATCTTTAATGACGGTCCACTTGCCCTTCTTTTTTCTAAGTTGCACTATATGTTCTGCGTCTTGGACATCCATCCATCTTCGCAGTTTTCCCGATAATTTGTCATAAACTATTGTCTTTGGCATTTTGTACTCTATGCAAACTTTGGCAGTTCATAGAGTGCGCATTTATTTTATTCAAGGGTAATGCGGTAAATGTCCGCATGTTTTTTGTCTCCCTCTAAGCCTATGTTACACCTTAACCGTTCTGGTTGTAACTTAAACCAAGGTAATTTTATCTCTTACTATAGTGACTTTTAGAAGCATGACAAGGAAGACATAATGTTTCAAGATTATCCAAATCATTCCTTTTAGTGTGGTCTTTGTGATTAACATGAAGGTCTTTCTTCCATTTGGCAAGATGTTCCTCCCGTGTCATTCCACATCGAACACACTTTTCATTGTCTCGCTGAATCGCAATTTCTCTGTTACCACCAAAGTAGATTTTATCAGAATGTTTCCGATGATCCCTTTTATGGTTTCTGCTCCATTTTCTTTGGAGTTCTCTCCAATGTTCATAAAGAACAGGATCAGATTTAATTACTTGCCATCTAGTGGCAGATTCACCAATACGCTGTCGGTAATGCTTTCGGCAATAACCTTTGGCATAATGTTTTCTATTACAAGCTTTAAAAGTGCAACTTTTGGTTTTCATAGTATTCTCATACTACCAAAACCAGGATAAAATATCAACCATTCGGGTATTACTACCCGTTTTGATTATACCCTGTTCGCTTCAAACTAGCCTTCTCTGCTATAGACTCAAGCGTAAATTCTGTTACCCAGTGACCCTTGTCCGCATCACCTGTTTTAGCAAGTTCTTCAAACATTGGTTTGTCGAGATACGCAGTCTTGTACAAATCTTCTCGTAGGCCCAAGATAGTTGTTGAACCTGCTGAGTTCCTCACATCTTTGTGTGCAAAGATTCTGTGAGATCCACCAGCGGAATCATAAACCAACACGTCTTTAACAAGTCTTCGTTCAGTTGCATCAATATATCTAGTAGAGTTTCCAGAGAACCCGGCAATTTTCTGCTTGATTTTGAAAGTACAAAGAAGCATGTCAAATACCTTGTCGGGATCGACTGTTGTCCAGGCATCAGAAACCATAGCTTCTAGCTCAGTTTCAGAAAACGAAGTTCCTGAGTTTCGAGCAGTAACAGTAGTTGTGATGAAAGCATCGATTCCATTCATTTGACGAGCCAAACCAGACGATCCAGAGGCTTTCGCAGCATTCAGTAAAGCATACTCCATATTCATTTTTAGACGACGAAGTGCTTCTGCTTTTTGGAAAGCATACGGATCTCCCATTGCAGCCACATTAACCCGTCGCTCGGTTCGAGAAACTTGAACCGGTTCTTTAATAATTTGGGTAACATTGACTACTCTGTTGGGTTGAGTCAAATCTCCGAATGTGGTATCAGCTCCTTCAACATCGGCAGATACCGAAGTTGGTCTTGAGACTGAGTATGCCAGCCATTCGTGCAGAGTTCCTTTTGCCGTGCTTGTGCCGAAAAGAGTCAAAAGTGGAGTCTCATCAGGAGATACATCTCCGATAACATCCAATAGATCTTCTCTACGCGCGGCATCTTGATATGTAATTAATCCCCACGCCATATAATTTTTTCACACTCCTTTCTTGTGCAGGATAATTGACCTCCCGGTCATAGCACGGGAGGCACAACTCTCTCGCACTATTTCTTCTCTTCGGTTCCTTCTTCTGTCGAAGAAGTTGGTGTTCCAGTGTGTGGAGTATTTTGCAATCTTCGAGCTAATGCCCAAATATCTCCCTCACGGGTTTTCTTCGCTAAGTTAGCAAGCTCCTCAGATGGTTCTTGTGAGGGGGACGGTGTTCCCGGTTTCCCCTCTACCGCTAGACTAGCTTGCTCTTTGGCTTCAAGTGCTTTTTGACTTTCTTCATCGACTTTCTTTGTCAGTTCTTTAGCATCTTTTGCTGATTGCTTCTTTGCTAAATCTCCTGCTTCTTTGAAACTCAAAGAATGATTGTCATAGTCACTTGGATTCATCATCGAATCCAAGAGAAGCGCTCGTGTTCTTGTATGCAGTCCTTTCTCGAACTTTTTTGACTTCGGATTAAGCTCGGGGTGAGCAGTAAACGCTTCTCGCGTCTGTTGCTCTTCCTCAATCGATCTCTGTTGCAAAATATAGTTCTGAACTGACTTTTCTGCCCTCTTTGCTCGAGCATTTGCGTCGGCGATTGCCTGACCGAGTTTAGGTTCATTAAGATACCGCTCCCCAGTAATAGGATCTACAGCGACGAATTGCTCAACATCGGGCGCAGGAACTTGAGCTGGTTGAGTTGGAGTTTGCAATGGCGCCTGTGTCGGCGCTTGTGGCACTCCTGGAATTTGCTGAATCGGGGCAAAAGTTTGTTCACTTTGAACCCTTCTAGCTATTTCTCCTTGGAGAAGTTTGTTTGCCTCGAGCAGTCTTTGATTGCTACTTTTGAGCTTGTCAAATTGCTCTCGGGTCCTCTCCGAAGCGCCTCCTGGCAACTCCCCCTCTGTTCCTGGTTTTGGTTGGGTTTCGGTTTCAACCTCCTTAACCTGAGGAACAGGTTCTTTTTTCTCTGGAGTAGGCTTTGCTCCAGCCTGAGGTTCTACCTTCTCAGGGGGTCTTTTAAGCCCTGTATTTATTGTCATTTTCACCTCCTTTCTTATGCTCTATTTAATAATGGTTATAGGCGGCAAGCATTACCGCTTAGGTGAATGATAAAATATTCCCTCTAATTTATTTTTAAAGGTACACTAATTTCGACAATCAAAGAAATCTTTGATTACCGAAGAAAATGTGCCCGTTTTTAATCCTCAATCCTTCTCCTACAAAACCGATGTGACATTTTTCGCATTCTATTCCTCTTTGAATATGTCTAAATTTATGAGAACATTTCTTTCGCCCTTTCAATTTTATGTTCTCCACATATCCTTTCCAAATATCACTTGGCTTCTTCTCGTAGAAAGAATCCATTCTGTTAGTTTTTAAAGTGCTTTCATCCGAACCCGGCAAATCAGGCAATTTTTTAGGCATTATTTCTTTCTCTTCCGGCTAGTTTTCCTTTTTTTGGCAAACTTTCCTTTCCCAACTTGGCTTGGCTTAATGCTACCAGATTCCAAGCCTCTCAATAAGCTCATGGCTCTTTTGGCAGCAGCTTCAGAGCGGCAAGTTTGTTTTACTTTCCACTTGCCTCCTTTTTTGTGTAAGACTTTAGTTCCGCTCCTGCGATATGGCATTTATTTCGCCTCCTTCTTTTTCTTTTTTTTCTTTTTCTTTTTGCCTTTTAAAAAACTTCCAAATTCCATTATTCTTACACCTCCTTTCATTAAATTCTCATTCGCCTTTCTTTTATTTCACCCTTTTTCACTTTGTCAAGATACTCCGACCTTTCAACAGCCCTTTGAATATCTATTAACAACTGGCTTGACACATCCGCTGAGTGGAAGGCATTTAGTTCTTGCCATTCCCACTCCTTTTTTGACTTGGTTTCACGTGGGTCTACCCAACTATGAAACGCTCTGTCTTCCAACCATCCTTTTACGGTTTGCCACCCAGGTGTTTGAGTCATTTCATAAACACCCTGCCCTTCCCTCAATTCCCCTATTTCTTTTCTGTTCAATTTTCTTCCCTTTTCAATATCTGGTTGCGATTTATCTGTCATTAAACTGTTCCACCTCCTCTCGCTCTCGGAGAAGGAGCTAATGGAGCCACGCCGCCTGGACCTCCTGGCATAGGACTACCCATTGTCATTGGTGGCTGTCCCATTCCCTGCGGAGCCATTCCGGGCTGACCCATTCCTGGTTGTCCCATTCCCGGTGGACCAAGCATTTCCTCAGGCGGAATATTTTCAAAGAACTTCTCAGCATCTTTCATTCCAACATCCTCAAGCCATGCAACAAACAAATCTTTAAACTTCGGTCTCACTTTTTCCTTTGCCAAAAATTCTACTACCAGCGGATTAGAAAGAAGCATATTGAAAGCAGCTTTTCTTCCTTGCATTTGCTGTTCTCCTGCCGATAAAGCCATCGATTCCACATCGGCAATGAAATCATAATTTCCTTTTAAATCCTCTGGCTCTATAACTAAAGTACCAAGTTGCTTGCTCATGTCAAGAGAAAACTTGGGGATAGCCTCCTCTTCTTCTCCCATTGACACTGGCGACATTGGAATCATGAAGTCCTCTGGAATTCCTGTTTCTTCGCCTCCTTCTGCCATCGTCCTTTCTGTGTTTTCTTGAAGCAATTTTGCTCCCTCTTCGGTCAAGCCATAAGCCCCAATCCCGCTTTCTTCAAAGTATCGGATTGCGTCTCTTCCAATAATCCGAATAACATAGGATTTCTTTTCTGGATCGCTGAATATCATTACTTGATTCATGGTATGCCACAGAATCATTTGTCTTTTAAGCGCCTCTCCCAAAAATGTCTGATTGAAATTATCCCGTGCATTTCTTTGAGAAACAAGCTGTTTCACCTCAGTCGCAGTCTTTTCTGCTTGAAACCTGCTAATATTGGAAACTCCCAAAGAAGTTTCTCCGATAGAATTCATTAAAGCGGCCACTAATACAGAATAGGTATTGTTGAAGAATTGTGCCGCATTCGACCGAGATTCAACCAATCGAAAGTCTGTCATTGGATTGTTCATAATCCACCTCGCACCCTTTCCCCATCGCAATGTGTGCTGCCGAACACCAGGACCGACAGCAATAGGCGTATAAAGCTTTTGGTTGATTTCATCCACATATTGAGAGAGGATGGCATTGATTGCCTTTTGCAATCCTTTAACTGGCTCAATTTCGCTCATGCCATACAAGTCGTCATCGATCGGATAATAGCGAAGCATTACAATCGGAATCTCATTATTGTGATATGGATTGGCAATATCTCGAAGGATGACTCCATGTCGGGGCGAAAAGGTGATCCAGCGACCTTTCCGGTATTCTGTCACAATCTCTACTGTCTTGAAGGCAGCGTCTTTTCCAACCGGATCTGTGGTAAGTCCAGAAATTTGTCGATTTCGAGATGTCCAGTTAATGTCTCGGGAATCTCCACCGCTCTTCTCTGCTTTCTGGCTAATTACTGTTCTTAATTTATCAAGATTTTTGTAAACAGGCTTCGTTCGCGCTCTATCATTAACCCTTTCAAGGTCTTGAAAAGTAACATATTGCCTAGCTTGGAACCAGTTACAAGACTCAATGTCTGTCGCCGCCGGATCGGGGAGACAATCTCTATTATTCAAAATTTGCATTCCCGGTCCGTCAAACAAAACTTTCTCATCAGGAGCAAGCTCATAGCGCCATTTACACAAAGCAAAAGCAGCGCCATACTTCCTCGCATTCAAATCCATTAAAGCCCATTTTGAAATCATTGAGCCGCTATGAGTCGCCTGATCCCATTGAAAACTCAATAACTCGTTATTGATATGAGCCGCCAACATATCTCCACCTTCTCGGGGAATCAATCTTCCTCTGAGTTTGTTGGAGATTAACCTTGAAGTCTTTTCAAAAATAAAAGTGAAAACGCGAGGATCAAAAAGGAGAGCATCATATGGCCAACTATCTTCATCGAGCCAAGAACGGAACAACTCGTCTGCTTCGTCAAAAGAAATCGTTCCGATTTTTCCTCGACCCGTCCGTCTTTTGTCAGTCTCATCATTGGCTAAATCGTAGTGATTCTTTAACTCTGAAAAGGCGATAACACCTTTTGGTTTTCTTTCTTTCTTCTTTTGGGCCATAGTTAATAATTCAAATAAAAAGGACTGCAATCACGCCCACTCGGGTATATTGCAGTCCTCTAGCGCTTTTTCGCTTCAAGTAACTGTTAATTAAACACTACAACAAAAATTTTGTCTTGTCAATAGTTGACTATTTTGGTCGTGGCAAAACAATCTCTGCTTCGATTTTATCTGTGTCCTCACCGCGAATATATTTTGCCACCCTATTGTTAATTACTAGCGTCACTTGCCCCCACCCCGACCCCAGAATGACATTGTTGACTTGCCTCAGAAACTTAAATACTATTATTGGGTTCATATCCGTCTTGTCTATCAAATCCATTAAAACCCAAATGTCTGGTCGCACTTTCCGCAAAAGCTCGGAAATCATTCTTTCATTGTGACTTTTCTGTTTATGGTAATCAATAAATTTCTTTGACATTATTTGAACCTCCACTTCCTTCTTTCTTCTTCCCAGTCTATATCTTCATCTGCGTCACTGAGGGTCGGAACAAGCAAATAAAGCTGCCATGCTCCACTGTGAGCAATCACCAAGTCATCTTTCTTCCCCGCCTCGATTTGCCCCCGCCCTAACTTGTAAACAAAAGCCAACATTTGCTCGATGGCTTCCTGGTCGTAAACCATAGCTTGGCCCTGCCTCAATGCCATGGCAAAATCATTCAACATTTTGCTACGAGTCGCCCTTGTTGTAAGCCAACCGATTTTGGTAGTTTCCTTGTGAGTCGCACTATCAAAAACAGGCATTCTGAACATACGGGGATAATTCAATTCCTGCAAAACAAAGATTGTCGCCGCACCGACATTTCTTTCAATAGCAACCATTGGCCACAAATCAGTTTTGCGGTGGATATATTTCGCTATTTTATGAATATCATAGCCAAATTGAGAGCTTTCTGTGCGATTATTATAAATTAAGGGAAAATCTCCATGTCTTTTACTGACCACTGCTGCTGCACAAAAATCTCTTCCCTCTGCTGGATCGCCAAAGATACAAAATTGTTCACCATCCTCCAATTGGCGGTAGAGTCGAAATGGATCTTTCAGTGGTAATTTTGCCATTAAATCCACTGCCCATCCTGGGCAAGCCTTCCCATTTTTATTGGTTCAACCTGTTTTTCCAATAATTTTTCTAATACAGCATGATCGAAAAATGGAGTTCCAGAGGAAATGAATGCCTCTCGAGCTGTCAGAGGATATTCTTGCTTCCACATTGCTTCCGATTCAAAGTCGCCCCTTTTCTTTTCAACCCATTCTTTGTCATAAAACTCCTCCCAACTAAAGAATCTTGGCCTATAAGTGCTTTCTCCCCTCTTTGCCTTTTCCCAAACATGCTGATAATAGTTCCCATAACCATTGGCTGTGGATTCAATAAAAATTATTCCAGTTCCCTGAGCAACCTGTTGACTCGTTCCTTCAATCATTTCTCTGGCCGTGATTCTGTCGGTGTCCAAATAATACGCACCCTCGGAAAAATGTATATTTTGCACAGTTCCTCCTCTGCCACCAACCTTCGATCCAGCTGTACCAATATAAAAATAGGCATTATTTGTCCTATTCTCTATCTCGTTTTTGCTATCAGTCGCTAAATATCTCTTAATATCCCACTTGTGTTTATTACAATAGCTCTCAAGAAAAAACTTCACGCGCTTGAACAACATTTGAGTGGCATCCTTCCTATGGGAAATACAAATTGAAACACTGTTCGGGTTAGTAATAAAATCGACTGTGAAAAGTGCTAGAACCAAAGCTGAAAATCCCTGCTGCCTTGCCTTCAAAATGATCTCCCTTGTTCCTTTTAATTCCGGCCCATAATCACCAACCAACATATTATAATACTTTTCTTGAACGGGCCAAAAATGAAATGGAACCACCTTATTCTCTTTGCTGAGAATCAAAAATTGTTCCTCAATGAATTTCTTGCGATTAATTACCATTCAATATTCCCTTATGCTAAAACCTTTGTGCTTTTTGTATCGCCACGCCTCAATCTTAATGCCTCTCGGATGTTTAAAAGCCCTCAATTTACGGACGAGTTCTCCTGATGGCCACCTATTGAGTTTCACTTGGATTAACTTGGCATCAAGTTCGCGGATGGCAAAAAGATCGAATAAATCGAAAAAATCTTTGCGACTGAATTTTGTCCTCACTGGCTTCTCAACTTTATACCCCCACTTTCTCAAAGTATCGCGTGCTTTATTTTCATAATAATTTCCCTTGGATATTTTACTCATTTTCCCAGTTTCTCCCAATAGGATGCAGAACTTGAATAAGGAAGCCCAGTTTCCGATTCCGAAAACGACCCAATAAAAGGAAAGCGTTCATTAATCTTATTTCTGTTGTCTACATATTTTAGATTAATGCACCAGTCTTCCAACCAGAAAAGTTTTTTCAAAGGAAATCGCCCCTTTGACCTGCGCTCAAGAAATTCTTCGACTTCACTGTCTGGAGCAGGCCTCCAACTCCAATTCCCGGACAAATTAACATCATGGATATGAACATAAGTTCCGTCTTCCAACGGCGGAATAAGTTCATCTAGGTAAAAAGTTGCAAAATCTCGCTGGTGATCGGCATCAATAAGCAAGAAATCGACCATAGAAAGATCAATTTTTCTGAAAGTCTGTTGAATCACCCCCGACAAGAGCTTAACCTTTTCCTGGTTAACCGGCAAATCTCGACATAAATTCCCGAAAGCCTTTTCTACTTTCCCCTCCAAGTCGGACATGATGTGTTTTTGAAATTCGCCATTAGCCAAAAGAGCTTTATGAACAATGTGTGTCGTCCGACCATGAACCTCTGTTCCTACTTCCAAAACATACTTCGGCTTATAGTGACGCAAAAAACAATAAAGAACCATGCTTTCCAAGTTGCCATACTCGCTTCCCGGCAATTTGGGCCACACTTTCTCAACAAACTCCTCTCCATAGTCATCAATGAGTTTCCTTACTATTTTTCTATCCCTAGTTTCTTTCACTCCACCACCTCACCTTCTTCAAATCTGTATTTGTCTACAACCGCTTTTTGTTGTTGAACAATGTTGACGATAGCCGGTCCTCTTTTCTCCACACCCTCAGCCTCCCTTTCAATTCTCACCCCTTCCGTTGTGAATTTTAGGGCTTGTTTTGGAGTTTTAGGCCCTTTCCCTTTACGAATAGCCTTTACTCCTTCATGTTGAAGCATTTTACCGATTTGAGAATGTCTCATTTTAACCTCAGAGAGCTTTTCCTCTGTTGCCCTAATCATTCTTTCCTCTGCTCTTTTCTGAATTTCTTCACGCAAAGCCATCCATCTTTCTCTTCGAGCTTTATTGAGAAGAGTCTTTTGAGAAACTTTGTATTTCTTCGCAAGGTCGGTGAGAGAAATTGTTGGATCGGCAAGGAAAGTCTTTTTCATGACGAGCCAGTTATATCTTTGAGTTTTGGGAAGTAAAACTGCCGTTCTTGTGTATGGTCGAACATAGGGCTTAGTTCTTGCTTTCTTTTTCTTCATTTTTCTAATACTTCTTTCACAGCCAAAAACAGGGCATCACAGAGTTCATCTTTCCAAGAAATTATTACATCAATTTCATCAATTCTTCTGTTTTCCTTTCTATCATCCCAGAAATCAGGCCAAGGATTCTTTTTATATTTCTCATCCAAAAACTCTATCATCATTCCGACGGAGAGAAACCTACCATGCTCTTGATATTCTCTCTGTGCCATTTTTTTATCATGATTATCTTGAGCTTCTTTTTTATCACCCTTACCAAAAATTGTAATCCTTAACTCATCTACATTCTTAAGATGTCTTTTAATCCACCACTTCCTCAGCCTCTCCTTCCCCTTCTCACTCAATTCATTTAGCTGGGTTTTAGTTATGTGTTGTTTCATTCTTTTCCCCACATTAAATTATTCTTTATAGCACAACCTAAATGATAAAATTCCGTACTTTTTTTCTTAAAATCAAGAACAATATGAAGTCCTGGTCCATTTTCAACCTTCTTTTTACAAAAACGACATTTTCTAAATTTCACTTTGTGTTGTTTCATGGTTCAAATTTATGCCCACACTTCGGGCAAGTAATCATTTCCGGTTCTTCTATGTCATCCAAAATGTCTTCCCCCGACGGAGCAAACTTGTCGAGCACTTTTTGCAGGTTGATGTTTTTCCCAACATTTATCTTATAATCTTCTAGCGGAATGTCAATGGTCTCTTGCGAAAGAAGTTCCGCCAGGGCTTCTTCGTCATATTTGCCGAAACCCTCATTGTCCAAAAGAGAAATTTTCAAAATCTCGCTTGTTGTCTGAACATCTATTTCTGAAACCCAAATCTTCTTGATACCCAATTCCCTCATCGCCCGCAATCTCATGTTTCCACCAACGATAACACCCTCACTGGTAATAATAATGGGCTTAAATTGCCCGAATTTTTTGATGGATTTTTTGAGGCGCTTGAAATCTTCTTTTTTGATATAACGAGGGTTTTTGCTCCATAGCTTGAGTGAAGATATATTCCGAAGGTCTTTTTTAATCTTCTTTGTGGGCATGTTTTGCTATCATTGTTTTCTAATTGGAAGCCTTTGTGGCATCGGATTAATGGGGTGTGGTTGAGGTGAGCGGTGGACAACCACATACTGCTTGTTCCCCCTAGCAACCTGCTGGCTACCGTAACTATCCACCCTATCAAGAATTTCGTCCAGGGAAGTATTTTCAGTCCCCAGACACTCTTGTTTCCTTGTTGCACCACACTCCACACACTCCCAAACATACGTAGTCATTCCGAAAATCAATTTATCCAAGAAATCTTGAGAAAAACTTGTGGTTAAGTTATTAGTGGAAATATTTTTGGGTTCAGAAACAGTTTTGGCAACCAACTCCCAATCGTGTTTGTGTCGTTTGAGGAATTCTGGAAGCGAGAATTTCATGGTTAATTCCTATAATATATCACATCAACTTGAGTTGTCAACTTTTCCCCGAGAATAATAACAATCATGCGAACAATACTTCATTTTCAAATTAACAAGTCGTGGATGAAATTCCTGTAAGCAAACGGGACATATTCTGGTAATTGCCCAGTTTCGTCGCTCATATTTCCTCTTTTGGACTTTTTTTCGATATTTCTTGAATTTTTCGGTTTGACGATAAACTTTCAGATAGACTTTCATTTGTACTCTTCTATAAGCCCTATCAAACTCCTTTTTGCATTCTTTCGAACAAAATTTAACCGTAGCCCCGTTTTTATTGACAATGAATCGCCGATTGCATAACTCACAATTCCTTTTCTTTGGCTTGTGGCGAGCCTTCCTCCACCTCCTAAGGTATTTACGATAGTCAATTTCAAAAAAACGAATCAATTGGTGAATATATTGACGGGAGAAATTTAGTTGCCTTGCACAATCAGAAGCCGTGTCACCAGCATTGAAGCTTTCAATGAGGTAGTCCTTCAGCTCTTCCATAATTAATAATATAAAACAAAAAACTCAATTTGTCAAAATTGTTTTATAGTTAGATTGGGGGTTGACAAGAGAAAATATAAGTGATAATATATGTAAAATATGAAACGCATATCTATGAGAGAACTTCAAAAAAGTTCCCGGAAAATATTTGACAATGCCCCAGTTGAAGTCACTTGTCATGGTCAAACCATTGGCTTCCTCACTACAACTGCCAAAATGGAGAAATTTTCTTCTCCCTCAACTAATCTTGAAATGTGTCCCTTGCATAATGTTTATAAAAGAACTTGTGGGTGTGAATGATGACTAACGAACAGATACTAAAACTAGCAATAGAGAAAGCCGTTAAGAATGGGTGGGATATTGATTTGGATAAAAGTTTTCCAATATCAGTTGATTGGGATGCACATACTGGAAAATGGATACTAAGCGATGGGATGTCTTTGGGCGAAAGATTTTATTTCTCCCCTTCCTTTGCTAAGGCTTTTTGGGGAAAAACAAAAACAGTTAAACAAGTCAATCCCATTGGTGGTGTAATAGAATCAGAGGCAGAACCATGGGCTTATCACCTTCAACAAATGGTATTAGAAAAAGACCGTATTAAGTATTTGGAGAAGTTTTTAGAAAAGAGGGGGGGTGAAAATAAATGAAAATTAATCAATTTTTAGAAGCAATCAAAGGGGAAAAGAAAGGTTTTGAGTTCGGCAAGCCTTGGCGATATAACAAAGACTCGCTCTTTGCGATATTGCCGATTCTCAATAAATCAAAGGCAAAAAGAAACTACATAACTCTTTCTGAAGCCAAAAAAGTCAAAATCAAAGACTCGGGGAGCATTAATCAGGTTTTTGTCACCAACAATGACAAGAAGCCTCTTTTCGTCAGGGCTGGAGAGATATTCAAAGGACAAACGCAAGAAAGAGCGGCGGTGCTTAGTAGGATAGTAATGCCTGAAGAAACTGCCGAAATCAAGGTGGTTTGTGTCCACCAGAGCAAAGGAATCTTTTCTGGAGCCGCGATGGATGTTGGAGGAATTACTCCTTCTTCTGTTGAACGAACATTATATAAAACAAGTGGTGGAGGTGGGCTTGGCAATGCTCAAGCCAATGTTTGGAACGCTGCGATGAATTATAGTCATACCATGATGGCCTCATCATTTGTAAAAGAAAATCTTGAAGATACCATCGGAGACATAAAGGCAGATGACCTAGCTCAAAGCATGAAAACATTTTCTAAGTCCATTGAGAAGATTATTAAGGCAGTGCCGAAACTCGACTGGCAAACTGGTTTGGTTTTGATTTCCGTCGATGGAGTGGAAGCCATTGAATGTTTTGATTTGGCCGATTCTTGGACAGCAATTTCTAAAGCAGTCCTGAACAAAGAAAATGAAACCTTGGCCAAATATCTTGAAGACAAAGATTCTGTCTTTGAATACAAATCAAGCAAGGCACGGGCAACCGCCCGAAAAGTTCTCGGTTTGGATTTCGGTCAGAAAAATCTTTTCAAAGACAAAAATGGCAAAACCGTAGGACTAGAAATGGGCGACTATTTGGGAGAAGCAACGATATTTAAGAATAAAGTTATTCATCTTGCTTTAACCAAAAAAAAGAACACTTGACAAGACACTAAAAGTTGTCTATTCTTTGATTAGTAGGAAATATTCCAGGGTGGTGAAACGGTATCACGCGTGACTGTTAATCACTGGTTCTGGGTTCGATTCCCAGCCTTGGAGCCAACATTGACAATTTAGTGAGGCGGAGGTTGGTGGAGCAGAGGGATTTTGGTCTCTTGGCCCATTTCTAGCATAAAATCCATTGCTCGTCTCACTAAGCAGTCAATTGACCGCTTAATGGGGATAGCGTCTTTAAAACAGACCGGAAGTGCGAGTGTTAAATCTTACACTTCGTTGTAAGTATTTTGGATTGTACATCAAGGGAGTGATAGTGAGGCACACTGGCAGCTACAACTCTGTTATCCCCACAAATAAGGCCGGGTAGCTTAACTGGGAAAGCACTCGTCTCCAAAACGAGAGAATACAGGTTCGATTCCTGTCTCGTGCCGCCAATGCCAGGTAGTGTAATCGGTAACACGGCAGCCCTTGAAGTTGCAAATTCTAGGTTCAAATCCTAGTCTGGCAACCATAGAACTAAAATGGTAGGTTCTTGACAAGTCTATTAAGATATGTTACCATTTTAGTATGAATAGGAGAAAACGAAGTCCAATATGGAAAATTCCAAAAAGTGAATTGGAAAAACTTGTTGTTAAAAGCAAAACTTTTTCTGCTATACTACAACATTTTAAACTCAATAATATCGGTGGGAATATTAGAACATTAAAAACAAGGCTTAAATCAGACAAAGTTGATTATTCGCACATTCCAACAGGCCTAAATAGCAACAAAGGAAGAAAATTCCCTAACAGTGGACGCCCACTCGAGGAAATACTTGTTAGAAACTCTACCTATAGTAATCGATGGCGTCTCAAAATTAGGCTTTTTAGGGCGGGGTTGCTTGAAAACAAGTGTGCAAATTCCGACTGTAGGCTTAAACCCGAATGGCGAGGGAAACCTTTAGTGTTAGTTTTAGACCATATCAACGGAATTAAAAACGATAATAGACTAGAAAACCTTAGGTTGCTTTGCCCAAACTGCAATAGCCAAACACCAACCTTTTCTGGTAGAAACAAAAAATATAATGCGAGGTAGTATAACTGGTAGTACGCGAGGTTCTGGCCTTCGTAATCTAGGTTCGAAACCTAGCTTCGCAACCAACCGAGTTTAATGTTTAATGGCTAGCATCTCTGCTTTCCAAGCAGATAGTAGGAGTTCGAATCTCCTAACTCGGACCATGAAAAAATTAGAGGAATGGAAACCAAAAACAAAGCTTGAGTGGTTGGAGGCAAACATTTGGTGGCCAATCGAAAGAGTATTAGAAAAACCAGGAGAGATACTGACGGAGATCAAATGGTTTATCCAACGAGGCAAAAGAGGTTGGTCTGACTGCGACGCTTGGGGTTTGGACTACTATCTATCCAGTTGGATCCCCGATGCACTAAGAAGTATGAAGAAATACCAAAGAAGCTGCCCTGCTTCACTTGGAGAACCAGATTTGACAGAAAAACAATGGAAAAAGGCATACAAAAAATGGGATGAAATACTAAATCAAATGATAAAAGGGTTTGAAGCGGCAAAAAAGCAAGATGACACACCAACTATCAAACAATGGAAAAAACTGGAAAAGCAGAGAGAGAAAGGAATGAAGTTATTTGTGAAATGGTATCACGCTCTTTGGTGGTAAGCCGTCGTAAATCGTTAAGGATGCGACTCGGCCTGTAAAGCCGAAATCTGAGAAGATTAGAGAGGTTCGATACCTCTAGGCGGCACTATGAAAGATAAAATAGAAAGAATTATCAGCGGAATCTTAATGTGGGTCGGAATGTGGTGTTTTACCAGGATGTATGATTATGTCGATCTCTATATTCCGGGTCACGGAAAAGACGAAGATGCCCCGGTAAAAGGAGTCACCTTTTCCGCGGATGAAGATTACATTGACTATGTAGGAGAATATGAGGTAAAATCAAAGTAATATCAGGGATTAGCTCAGAGGCAGAGCGCGCGGCCTGGGCCCGCGAGGCCGGGATCTCGGAATTCCCATCCCTGACAAATGGCAAAATCGAAGAAAAAAAAGAACCTGGCCAAAAGAAGGGCAAGGAAGCTTAAAAGAAGAAGAAGAAAATTAGGAAGCGAAAACGGCGCCGGTTGACCGTGCTCCCCCGCTAAGGGAGAATTGGTTTTTCCATACGCGAGTTCAAATCTCGCCTCTTCCGCACAAGGAAGATTAAAGCGTACTGGGTCGCCTCGGTCTTGAAAACCGTGTCCTTCGGGACAGAGAGGTTCAATTCCTCTATCTTCCGCCAACAAGGGCTCGTAGCTCTAACGGCTAGAGCGACTCTTTTGCACAGAGTAGGTTAGGAGTTCGAATCTCCTCGGGTCCACACTAGAGGTCGTAGCTTAGTCCGGACAAAGCGCCGGCTTGTCAAGCCGTAGACCGTGGGTTCAAATCCCATCGACCTCGCAAAGCCGTTATAGTCTAGTGGCAGGACGTTGGGTTTTCATCCCAATAACCGGAGTTCGATTCTCCGTAACGGTACAAAATAAGGAAAGTTAGCCAAGGTGGTCACGGCACTTGACTGAAAATCAGGGGATTCTGGTTCAACTCCAGAACTTTCCACAACAATATGGTGTCCGTAGCTCAATTGGTTTAGAGCACTGGGCTGTGAACCCGGAATGGTGGCGGTTCGAATCCGCTCGGATACCCAATTAAATTAATTTTTTACTCCAAGTCAGTGGCACATCTTTGCTTTCAAGCTCCAGGCCGCTCTTTAAATATTTGAATTTCTGGGGACCGATTTTCCTTGCCCAAGCCACCATCCTTTGGACTCCCTCTTTTAAAGAAACCTTCGGTTGATAATCCAAGAGTCTTTTCGCCTTTTCTTTGGTGCAATAGGCTTCTTTGACCTCTTGGGGTCTGGGAGGCAAATATTGAGGCCTGAAGTTCTCGGGAATCTTTCTATCCGGGAAAAAGCATCTCAGGACAGTCTCGGCCAACTGATTGATGGTATATTTCTTGGTGGGACCGATATTGATGATTTCTCCGTCGCAACTGTCCAAAAATCCGATTCTCATGAAATAGGGAGTGAAGTCATCGATATAAGTGAAGGCTCTTTTCTGCTCGCCGTCTCCGTAAATGTAAAAATTCTTATTGTACAAAAGGCGGTTGATGAAAATGCCAATCACGTTCCTGTAGGGATCAGAACAGTTCTGTCTCGGGCCGTAGACATTGTGGGGCCGGACAATCACATATTTGAATTGATGGACTTTGGCCAAAACCTTGGTTGCCTCCTCCATGGCGGTTTTGGCGATGCCGTAGATGTCTTCCGGCTTCTTCGGCATGTCCTCGGAAAACGGTGGCTTCTGTGCGCCGTAAACGCTCATGCTGCTTGTTAAGACCACCTTTTTGATTCCGTTTCTGATACAGGGAATCAAGGTATACAAATATGCCAAATAATTTCTCTCAGTAGCCGAAATCGGGGTAAATTGACTTCTTCCCTCTGAAGCATCAGCCGCTAAGTAAAAAAGAAGCTCCGGCTTGATTTTGGCAATGTACTTTGCTGTTTTCTTCCGATTGCGAAGGTCAAGCTTCTTGAAGTGCGATTGGGGATTGATATTTCTTTTGTATCCTCCCGAGAGATCATCAACTCCATAAACCTGATGTTTTCCCGTTGCCACCAGGGAATCAACCAAATGGCCTCCCATGAATCCAGCGCTACCAGTAACTAAAACCCTCATGTAAAGAAAGTATAAAGCACTTATGTTTGGAAAGTCAAATTTTTTGGAACAAATACTCAGTGAGAGTTTTTTTGGTATTTGCCTCTTTTAGCCTCTCGAAAACGAAGTCCCAGTTATCAACACCTTTGACAAGAGTGGCAAAGGCGGGATAGACTTTTTCCATCACATCTCCTGAGCGAACAAGAAACCATTTCTTTTTTTTGAGTTCCTTAAACATCCATGGATCCCAATCACCAATAACCTTAAAATCACTACCTTCATGTTCAACATAAATAAGATAGCTTTCATTTTTTCTTTTCGGAGAGATTTTGTTCCAATTCATATGGTTTCCGGCCCTATTCTAACACAGGGAGTTCCTTTTATCACATCGGCGAAATCATCAAACAGTAAATCGACTTTATGCTTCTTGAGCGCCGCAGCTTTCCAATACTTCATCTTTTCAACATGATTCTTGGCCACCCGCCCAGTTAACCTCTTCTCTTCTTCGGGCCCATCGCAAAATATACAGAAATCAAACTGATCTTTAAACTCTTGGGGAAATGCTTTACTAGCATTGCCGGTGCATAAAATCACTTGATGACCAGAAATACGGAGAAGATGAATCAATGGAAAGAAGATGTTGGGATAAATGTCCAAAACACCATTGAAATCAAAGGCGATTTTCATACCTTCCTCCTATTCTTTTTAACGCTTACCCTTGCTCCTTTAAGCGACCAGTCAAATTCCCAATCTCTGGTTTTTGTTTCAAAATCATAGCCTGTGTCAAAACTAATCCCTGCTGCTGATAATTCTTGTTCTGCTTCGTGCAAATGCTTCATTTGCTCTTTGCTTAGCTTTTCAAACTGGATTAAAACCCAGTCGCTTTTTTTATTATTAGCATTGTAGCCAAATTTAGTTTTCATTCTATTCCACTCCCTTCCTATTCTTTCTCTTCTGCTCAAACAAATCAGCCATTCTTTTAATTGCCATTCTTTTCGTTACCCATTCAGTTGACCATCCCATTTTTTCATAAAACTTCTTTTGTTTTTTTGTCATTGGCATAGATGGTTCTTTACTTTTCATTTCTTTTCCTTTAACCATAAAATGAAACCATTAGCATTAAATACTGGAGATCCTGATACTAGGTTAGTATTTTCTCGAACATTTTTATCAGAACAATAAAGTTTCCATAGCCTAACAATACTACCAGCAACAGCTAAATCGAAGTTCAGTTTATCAATCTCTTTCTGGCTAGGATCTATTGCATAAGCCATAATGTAATTACTTTAGCCATTTAATACCTCTTAGGGCCTGGAATCAGAGAGAACACAAAAAGAATGAGCCAGTACAACCACATATGAGGAATTATAGCAGAGAGTTCGCGGGAAATCAATAGTATGAAGGTTTTATGCCTGGAAACTTGAAAATTTATTGGGAAATTTTATTTCTTGAAGACATAGTATTAAGCGCTTGTGCCTGGGGGTGGCTAATTTTGGTGGGAATTTTTGGGAGGGGGGTGGGAATACGCTTGCACCCTCAAAAATTCATTAATCCCTTACCCATTTCATAAAAACCCCCATCGCTTTCTCAGGGAGAACAACCACAAGCCCCCACCCCCACCCCCCTAAAATAAAACCTCATCAAAAAAAAGGAAGGAAAGGGGAGAATGTAAGAGGGGAGATGTAATATAAGAACATAAAGGAATAAATCATCTATAAAAGAAAGAAAGGAAGGGGAATTGATAGCGCAAAAACCCCTAAGCGCGCCAACCCATAGTAAAAAACCACGCCCAATCCAATAGTAAAAACTCGACTTATAGGCCTAGTCCCCAGGTATAAACGCCTATAATAATAAATAAATTGACTATTGACAAGGGTTTCTAACTCTAGTAAGATTAAGGGTGCTATGTCCTACCAGCTCAGATTGAGAAATGACAATGACCCGACTGGCTCATTACTCCGAACCAGTCAGCGCGGAGCATTAAACGCCGCCCGGCGGCTTCTTCTCGAAAACAACAAGCAAGGCGAAGTTATCATCACCCAAAGAAAAAAGAAGGGCGAAAAGTGGCTTAGGTTTTTAGTGATGAATTATAGAGGATCAGGCCTATGAAAAAAGACGCTTTTGACTTTCTCCGGTTATTGATGATTTTACTATCCATCTACATTTGGATTTTAGTAGCTTACTGAGGGGAGGTGAGAAAATATGACCGATAAAAAATACAACGGCTGGACGAACTGGGAAACCTGGAACGCCAACCTTTGGCTAACAAATGACGAGGGAAGCTGTGAGATGGCAAAAGCCTGTAAAACCCCAGAAATGTTAAAAGAAATGGTTGAAAACTGGGCGGATGAACAAGGTTTACTTGAGAAAGGTTTATTTACTGATTTAATCAATATGAGCCTGAGGCAAGTAAATTGGGTTGAAGTTTGGGAGGGACTGAGAGAGGCTTAAGGCTTGACTGGCGGGGTTTCTGAAAGCCTGGAAGCCCCCCCAGATGAGGTCTTAAAGAAGGGGGTGAGAATTTATGAAATATATAGCGACTTTTCAAGGCTACAATGAAAGCGTCATCACTACCGGAGTATATCCCGAACAGGTTTTTGACTCCCTGCCAGCAGTCAACAAGGCAATTCTTGAATGGATAGACAACACCGAGGAAGATGCCAAAGAAATTAAAGAAATAGAAAAAACCATCAAGATTTACAAGCTAACAAAGGTTTAACTATGGGCCTAAAGCAATTCACTACCCACCGATGGGAGAAGATGCCATTTTAAGCCTATAATCAACAAAACCTGATTTTTATTATAGGGTAGTTTTTGAGCAGAAAAAGGAGGTGAAAAATATGATTGAAAATATAAAAGACGCAAAAGAGCAGTTAATTGACTGCTTTGGCGGTAAAAAAGAACTTGAAGAAGCCATCGAAAATAACATTCAAGATACCATCATCGAGCTGGCTGATAGTAATGTTGATGTTTATACCTCTGCCCTACTTGAGTGGGCGAAGGATAATTATAGCGACATCGAGGACGCCATCGAGGAATTTGGATTTGCTAAAAACCAAGAGGGCAAGCCTGATTTTATCAAAGCCATAATGTCTGGGCAGTATTTGGTAAATAATCGGTTGCTTTACGAGGCGTGGGAAGAATTGAAAGAAGAATAACCGGAAATGTTGTTAGGAAATAGTTATAGGACTCTGAAATTGGATTTTTGTGCCTATAAAAGGGGAAAATGGAGAGGGATAACTCCAAAAAAACTACCCCTCCCCTATCCTATTATTATGGTTAAAGATAGTCCCAGTATAAAAACAAAAAGGGTTGCTGATATAGAGTCAAGTCCCTATTCCCTGCCTAAATTGGCACTTGACAAACTAATTTCTGTATGTTACTGTTATCATAGAAGCCTAAAGTTAGAGTTAAAAGATATGAATAAGTGGAAGAAGCTACACAAAACAATAAGCGCCTCGAACTTCGATAGATCAAACAAAGAAGCAGATAAGAAATTGGTTTTCTTTTGGCAAGACTTCAAGAGGATAAAAGGCAAGACCTTCGGAAATATAATCAAAAAGACTGAAAGCAATCTTGGTATTCACCCATCATTCCTAGCTTTATGCTGTGAAACTGCTGAGGAGTATATAGAGAGGAAATATGGAAAGAGATAACCTGAATTACACTTCATTAAAAGAAATCAAAGCCCGCGCCATTGAAAGCGAAAGAAACGCCCGGACCCTTGAGTTGATGAATAAGTTTGACAAACCAGAGTTTGACCGGCTTGAAGAAAGAGCATTGGCCGGGCTAAAGGGGATAATGATAGTATGAGAAAACAAATCGGTGATGTTTGGCAGTTTGAAAGCCAGCAGGAAATAGACTCCTGCGACTTGATGAACTCGCTATATGAACAAGCAATCAATGGCAAGGTAAGCGCCAGGAACTTGATTAAAAAATGCTATGGCAACAACTGGGATACCATTAAAGAGAGAATGAACACTGAAGGCTCGGTTTGGTATGTTTGGTATATGGACGGAGTTAGAGTTTTACTATCGAGGACAAAATAATTATGAGCAATGAATTGAACGCCAACATCAAGTTGGAAATCGCTGAGAAGATAATGACGAAGAAGCAATATCTCAAATACTTGAACAAAGTGGCGAAAGCCGAGGGGAAAAAATGAAAACCTTATACGATAAAAGAATAGCAGAACAAGAAGCCAGCCTGGAAGCAACCAAACAAGCATTGGGAGCATTAAAAGAACTAAAGAAACGCGCCGGAAAAGAAAAAGGGATGGATCAATGGCTCGGCTATCCTTTTGAAAGCTCAAGCGGATTAACACCAGAGTTTGCTCAATTTGCCAAAGACTATAAACAAACCCTAAAAAAAATGATTGGCGCTGATTATGAATTGCTTAACTGGTCAAGGGGGCATTTTGGGGTCTCTGGGTTTGTCAAGAATAAAAAGACTGGTAAAATTGCTTATTTTAGCATAAGTGATGTTAGGTTTTTTCCTGATAGCTGGTATAACAACATTCTTGTTAGAACTGCTAAACACGATAAAGACTGGACTGGTGGCTCTAACCACTACTCATCTTTCGATGGCTTGCTAAAAGCATTTGATCGCCTAACCAGAGAGGTAAAATAATATGACAGAAGATTTTTCAAAAGAGATTTTTATAGTTAATCCTAAAACTTACAAAACAACAATTTTACAATACTCAAATGAAAAATTGTTTGAGAAAATGTTAATCAAATGCCGGGAATTGGAAAAGCAAGAGGAAATAAAGATTTTAGATGTTCGTAATTCTATCTACACTATATGAAAATTAAAGTTTTGCTAACAAACGATAAAGAAGCAGTAGCTTTTTGTAAAGAGAACTATGCTAATTATCTTATTGCGGTTGAGAAATGCGACAAGGAAGTTTATGAGAGTGTTTGAAGGGCGGTAAAAATATGAATGAATGTTATTTTTGCGGAAAGAAAACCGATAACTTGTTTTCTTGGGAGAACCCGAAAGACTTTGAGAAAGACATTGATTATTCTTTTCTCTTGTGTCCGGTTTGTAAAGAAAAGCTAACCGAACTAATAGAGAAAACGCTTGATCTTGAAGCAGGTGAGAAAATATGATTTGTAAAAATTGTCAAAAGAAATTCGAGTATGGCGAGCATACACCAAAGGCTGTAAAGGCTACCGGCATTTGCCTCGACTGCCTTAACAAACCATTTGAGGTTTCAAGTGTCTGCCGGATTGATTTGATGGCTTTTTTAACCCCGAAGAAAATAGCTAAGTTTGATGACAACGATATGAAGCACTTGGCGAGTAAAATGGGAGATGCGTATTGCGATGGCGGTTATTGGGAAACTTTAGAGATGATTAGTGAATACATTTTAGAGGATAAATGAAAGTTAAAAAAATGAACGACAAGCAGTTGATTGAAATGGCTCACTCTCTTAACGATAGCATTTATGTTACTGAGTGTTATTCGGTTAAAGACCTTCAATGGCTTAATCTTGTTTGTGATGAATTGGGGAAAAGAGGCTATGAAATCAATGTTAATAATAGACTATCTATCTCTAAAGAGGGCTGAAAGGCAGTGAGAAAATATGACATACAAAAAATTGCTAATTAAACTTAATCAGTTGAGCAAGGAACAGCTAAATACTGATGTTTCAATCCTTAATACCTTGATTGATGAGTATTATCCGGCCAAGAGATTGAACATTACTAAAAGAACAGATGTTTTAGACAAAAATCACCCTGTTATTGAATTTTGATTATTTGAATAACGAAGAAAGGCGGTGAAAATATATGAAGCAAGAAGCAGGTAAATGTCCAAAATGCGGAAGCGAAAACATAGACTGGGAAACCTGTGTGAATGACGGAAACCAGCTTTATTATCCGTTTCGGTGTGAAGATTGTGGTGTGTCTGGTAAAGAATGGTATTCCCTTCACTACGAAGAAACAACCTTTGACGAACAAAATTCTAAAGAAGCTAAATAGAAAGGTGGTGAAAAATATGGACAAAGAAACTTATGAAGCATTAAAGAATGTTATCAAGATAGCGAGAAAAAACGCATTGGAGATAAACAAAAGAAGAAAGAGCAAAGACAAAGTTTGGGAACAAGCTACATTATACCG